AGAGTTCCCCGACCAGATTCCCCAGCTGGACCGTTTGGAGTTTGGCCACGGGAATATTCGCGGTGGTGGCGGTGAGCACATCCAGCGTCTCGTAGCCGCCCAGGTAGTCGTCAATGACCGCTCCCGTGGTATACACTTTGCGTTTAATGCCCCTTCTGGCAATAAAGCCGCTGCCGACCACGGTATGATACGTCCCTGAGGCGGCCGATTTCTCCCAAAAGTAGCAGTTCGTCAACTCCACGTTCTCATGGCTGGCGCTGACGTCCCCCGAAAAGGACGAATCGTAGAAGTGCAGGGCTCCCGTCCCCGTGCTCTTGATGCACAGACCGGCAGAATCCTTGATGTGCTTCGCCACGAAGAGATTGTGGAAGGTGGTGCTATAGTTCCCGCCGGTGCTCTCAAAATCGAGCGTGCGGCATTTGAGTTCCGGGGTGAACTCATCGGTGTTGGTTCCCTCAATCCGGAGTTGCATCATCTCCAGGTGGCCGTCCTCCATCTTAATGATGCTGCCTTCATCGGGCATCCCGTCCGCCCGCAGAAACACGTTCCCAAACCGCCATCCGCCGCCCATGCGTTTGATATGAATGATGTGCTCCCGCAAGTGGCCAGTATCCGCGAAGACCTTGGGCGGGCCATTGCGGAAGGTGTCAATGTAGTTGAGGTCGAGCCCGTCCGAATCAATGATCAGGGGATTTTGCACGCCCAGCATGTGGATGACCCCGAAATTGGTGTCTTCCGTATTGCTGTCATACCCATCCCCGGTATAATCCCCAATCTGCAGCCCAATGTAGAAGCCAAAGATCCCCAGCCGCTGGAAGATATTATTATTGGCCGTCCCCCCAGCAACGGTGCTATGCCAGAGGATCCCGGTCACCCCTTCAATGAGTGGTTGGGCGCCATTCGGCGGCACGCCCAGGTTGTAGCACATCAAACTCCCAAACATGCAGCCCTTCACTTGCAGGATTTCCACCGCCACCGCTTCGGGCGGCCCATCATAAAAAAAGCCACTACAGGGCGTAGGCGCGAAGGTGGTAAACTCCGCATGGGAGAAGCCGTAGGTGCCCGTGGGGAAGACAATCGGCGCCGTATGTCGATACATCCCTGTCGCGAGCACGCCGTACTTATGGGCCGCCGCATACTCCAAGCAATCGTTGATCGGCCCCGTATCGTCGTTGATCCGGTCTCCCATTGCCCCAAACATTTCCGGGCTGATAATCCGGTGGCCCACTGGCGCCCAGCCCGCCGTCAGTTTGATCCAGAGGCCCAAGTCCTCATCGGTCACCTGCCCCAGCGTGGCCAGGCTGGCCCCAGAGGGCAGCGCGGCACGGGCGCTGCGCGAGACCTGCGCAATGGCGTTCACCGGCGTGCTCGCGCCGTCGACCATCTCAATCAGTTCAATACCGTCGTCCTCAGCGTTATACCCGAAGACTTTGCGCCCACCACTTAACAGGGTCAGGCTGTCCGGGGAGGGGAGTTCCAGGTTCCGCAGAGCGTTCTGCGTCGCAAAGCGGAGCGCAGGAATCCGCGAGAGACGTTCCATCACATGATTCTGGATCTGCAACGCTTGGCGATCCACCATGCGCTCAATGGCGGGCAGGTTGATATAGCCGGCCGCCGGGAGTTCCGTGGGTTGCTCGATGGCGGGCGCGGTCGAGAGCATGAGCGTTTCGCCCACGGCCGGGATACTGCCTGCCACCATGGTGACTGTGCCACCGTCGACCGCGTCCACACCCGCCACGGTGTAGTGGGTGGTTTCGGTCAGTGTGGTCATCCCGTCGTCGCTGAACAGGATGACGATAAGGTCGGCGCTGTCCAGGATGCGGAATGGGAAGGCGAAGATCGAACTCGATCCGTCTCCAGCGTGAAATTTCGGTGGTTGATCGGTTGCGGCAACAGTCATCGGCCACCTCCAATACTCAGGGAGCGTAAGGCTTGTTCCAATGCGGGCTCTTGTGGACTGGGCTCGACGGTGCCACGTCGTTGCCCCATAGCAGTCTTGCGGGCATCCTGCACCCGCTCAAACAGTTCCTGCTGAAACTCAGGACGGCCAGGGGTGACCATGACGCGCCGAGCCAGGTCTTGATACTGATGGGCGAGGGCGCGAATGCGCAGCGACTGTTCCCCCTCTGGCCCCGGACTCAACTTGCGAAAGGCCGCGTTGTCATACCAGTCGGTGAGCCGATCCACGAAGGTTTTGCCCCCGAGTTTCAACCCATCCCGAGCCAGCACCTGATACGCATCATACTCGGCATTGGTCATACGGACGTCGTGCTCTAAGGTCCGGGAGGGTTTCGACAAGTCCAGCCCATTCTCTAGGAGGAGGTGATTCGCGGGCAGTTGCTCCGTCTTGCGGAGGGGGAACGGCATGGCAAACCGATAGGCTCCGTTCACCATCCCCTCAGCCGCGCCATGTGCATAGAGCACTGGTTGCGCCAGGGTATTGCGCGAGGGCGCCAAGGTCGCGGAGACGCCAGGGGTCACGGCCATCAGCCCTTCCAGGACCGTTTCGGCTTCGCGCACTTCCGGGTCAATCGCCCGCGCGAGTTGGCGGAGGAGCGACGGCTCCAGGCCTTGCACGAAGCGCGTCAGGGCCTTCGTGGGGCCTTTCATGGCGTCCGTGGCGGTATCGCCCCGTCCAGACAGCAGATCGACAACATTCGAGAAGCCCGTCAGAAACGACTTATCTTTATAGGCCTTCATAAAGCCTAAGAGTGTGCCTGCCACCGCTTCTTGGTGTTGCCCTTCCGGAGCAGCGCCGCTCGTTTGGGCAAGAATCGCCCCTTGGATGAGGAAGTTGGAGACGGGATCCCCACGACTCAGGCCAATCGTCTGGTCTGTGCCGGGAATATGAAGCGCCCAGGGTTGGAAGCCTTCCCCTTTCAGCATGCCTTGCAAGACGGGATTTTGGGAGCCAGGCCCCGTAATATAGCCTTGGGAAGCCAGATACGCCGTTACGCCCATCATGGCGGCCCCCAACTCCATCTTCGCCATCGTCTCCGCCGCATCAATACCGCCTCGGCCGAGGGCCGCCCGGACTTCGCGACTAGCCAGCGCAAGCCCAGGGGTGCGCTCAAAGGTATAGCGCAAGATATTGGTAGGGGTGCGCACAAAGGGGACAATCATCTTGGCGAGGGGATGAGTGTTTGAAAACATTTGAATCCCCGAGGCTCCCTGGCCCAGCCTGGCAAAGGGCACGTCAGGCGCGGAGAGTTTTTGCTGCATGGTTTGGTAAAAGGCAAAGTCCCGCGCTTTCTCAATGACTTCAACAGGTGGGTCATTGAGAAACTGGGCCATAAAGGCGGCACGGTCCGCTTCGGGGATAGTCTGCGCCGCGCGGAGCGATTCTTTCCGCAACATCATGCGATAATTGACGCCTTTGAATATCTCATCCACGGCATCCAACGCTTTCGATGGAGTGCGGATCACAGACCCCAGCAACTCCACTGCCCGCCCCACGGGGGTATTCCTCGCCAAGTTAAACGTCTCGGCGGTCATCGCAGGCTTATGGAGTTCCGCCACGCGACCGGCCGCACTGCCAAACTGTCCCTCCCCGCGCCACGAGGCTGCCGCCATTTTGAAAGCGTCCATATACCCCTCCAGCATGCCGTAGAGCATCTGCACCGCTTCCCCAGCCTGGGCATCCTCCCGCATAATCTTGGCATTGGCGACGGTCAGAAGCTGCTCAGGAATCGCCATGAGGGTGGTGAGCGCATTGCCCGCCAACTGGGACACATGCGTCTGGGGACCACTGAGGAGCCCATTCACATACAGCTCCAGAAAGGCCTGGGTTTTGGTCGGGGTGGTGGCCTGGTCAATGAAGCGGTTCAGGGCTTGGGGTGTCTTGAGGGATTGCACCATCTCTGCCAGTCGCTCGGCACTGATCCCCTCACTCGACGCGGGAATACTCATCTTTTTGAGCGCCTGCTGAATGGTCTCGTAATACTCCAGTTCTCCCGTACGACTGGCGCGGAGGATTCCCAAGGTACGCCCCGCTTCGCTCCGAATCGCGCCAGCCGATTTCTGGATTTCGCCATGGAGCACGAACTGCTTGAGAAAGTCTTGCGTCGCGTCCACATTGCCGCTCTTGACCAGGGTAGCCAGCCGGTCCAACTCGTGCGCAGAGTCCAGCAGCATCACCTGACTGGCATAGGCGAGGCGGCTATCAATCGCGTGCCCATCCCCCCGCGCCATGAGCCCTTCGGCGGTGAGTCCCATCTGCTCTGCGAGCTTCTTGGTTTCCTCGAATGATGTGCCCAGGCGGCGGCCCGCCGTAATCTCTGGCTCGAGCGTCTCACTGATGGCAGAGAGCGTGCGCTTGATATCGTCCGTCGTCACCATTTTGTTGTAGTTGATATCCCGCGCAATCCCCGTCGGGACCTGCCCCGCGTCCTGCATGCCCGTGCGCATGGCCTGCATTTGCTTGGCCCGCCCCTCAATGGTCTCCGTGTCCATGGCGTGTACGTCGGCCGCGACTTTCCCCGCACGGGCCAAAATGTTCTTCGCCATGGTACGCGCGGTATCCTGAGCCCCCTGCATGAAGTCGCTGGCGCGTTGACCCAGCGTGCCTTCTAAGGCCTCTCGGCGGACGGCCTGGGTGGCGGTGGTAATCTCTTCTTCAATGGCCGTAGACGGAAGGCGCTGGGTTAAGCGACGGATCAAGGCTGGGGAGGCGAGTGCCCCGAGTCCTGCGCCAATCAGCGCGTTTCTAATTCGCTCTCCTGGCGTATCGCCAATCATGCCCCCGGCGACTCCGCCAATACCCGCACGCGCGAGGGCAATGATCACAGCGGCCTGGGTACTGCCTTCTTCGCCAAGATAGTGCAAGGACTCAGGCGGGGCTTCCCGACGTATTTCGTTGAGGATGTCTTTGAGCGCGTCCTTGCCGCCGGGAATATCGTCTGGGGTCGCACCGCGTAACAGCTGTTGTACGCGCGTCATGCCTTCTCCCATCAGCCGATGGGCTTCCTCTTCCGTGACCCCGGTTTCACGAACAAGTCGTTGCACCGCCATCTGAATCCCTTCCGGCTTGTTGAGGGACGCACCATGCCGTAACGCGAGCTGTGTCGCCAATTCCGGCGCCGCTGGCGTAGCAAAGTGTTCCGGCATTTGCGTGGTAGGCGCCGCGCGGACAGGCAACGTCGGGCGATAGTCCTGCAACAATTCCTCGGCCCGGCCCAACAAGCGGTCTGCTTCCGGGCGACTGACACCAGCCTCGGCCACCAGTTGCCGCGCCATGCGCTCCCGGCCACCCCGTGATCCCAAGAGGTCAGTGTATTGGAGCGCGAGCGCCGTGGCTTCGCGTAAGCCCTCTTCCTGGGCGAACCGTTCTGGCAGCGGAATCGCCTGGGCTACAGGCGCGGCCGCAGCGGTGGGGGCTTCCGCTGTGGTTCCAGGGGGCAACTGTAAGGGGGCCGCCTGGGTGGGACGCGCAATGCGGCCCTGGAAAAACCCTGGCGTCCCAAAGGCGTGCCCATACGTCTCCAGGAGAAGTATCCCCGCTTCCTGGCGTGAGACATTGGTCAGGGCTTGGAGCTGGGCCACGCTCGCATTAAAGGTCTCTGGCGTGAGTAACGTGCCTTGGTGCTGTTCCACGAGTCCCAGCGCCAACGCCCCTGGACTTTTGGCCGCCGTCATCACCAGCGTCCGCGCTTCCTCCTCCGGGATGCCATGCCGCGCGGCCACGTTTTGCCATGCCTGCTGTAACCCGGCCTCCGTCCGGGCCTCCTCTCCCATGCCCAGAATCGTTGCACGGGCAGTCATGGCGGGCGTTTCGGGTGGGGGCGGGACTGGAGGGCCTGCGCCCAACTGTTTCGGCCGTCCCCAATTGTTGCTATGCGCGGCGCGGATAATCGACACTGCACCAATCGCCCCTTCAATTGCCGCGCGAAAGCCCCCCTCGGTCACCGTCGTACCCAGGCGTTCCATGAGCCGATGTTTGGCGGTATCTTCCGTGCCAGGCGGCGGCGGTTCAGTCGCCAGAAAGTCTAAGATGGGACCACGCAGCGACGGCACCAAATCCTTGAGGAGATTCGCAATATTGGGGTTGTCTGGGGAGAAGGCCGAATAACTGGCGGCAAGGCTGGCCAGCCAATCGGCCGTCTTGGGCGCTGCCCCTGCAATCCCCGCTACGCCCGTGCCGGCATAGTACATCGTAAACGCCGTGAGGAATTGGGACAGGCTCTCCGTCGTATGGCCTACAAAGCGCGCAGCAGGTGACACGCCAGGCACCTCGAGTGTCCCGATCTTGCCGCTCGATGGCGGAATGGGGAGTTCCAAGGCCTTGGCGGCTGGCCCAAGGATGCTCACCGGCTTATCGGTAAACAGGGACGCGAAGTCATCCACCGTCTGCCCCATGCTGGTCAGGGCCTGCTGCATGCCTCGGCTCGCATCCCGGAGTAAGGGCGATATGACCGGAATTTCGATCCCCAAGGGCTGCATGCCTTGCGCACCCCGCTCCCGCTTCTTGGCCTCTTGCTCTGACTGGATGGTCTCTGCGGGAAAGGCCAGCCGCTGACGCGCGGCGGCATCCCCGGCCACGGTGCTGGCCGGGGTGGTCGGAGTGGGGGTACTCGGCTCGCCCAGGGTGCCCGGATCCGGAGCACCAGGCAACAGGGTGGGTGGGGGCAGCGGGTTGCCGTCGGCGTCGCGTCCCAAGTCCCGCAGCGTCCGCATGAGGAGGAGCGAGCCTGGGCTATTCTCGTTATAGTACTGGCGGTAGCTATCCGCAATGGTGTTTTGCTGGGGCGGAACAACCGTCAGACCTGGCGTAGGTTGTGTGAGCGGTTCACCCATGGTTTTATTTCTTCTCCGCTTTATTCTTCGCGTCCTCGGCCGCCTTGCGGTCCTCTTTGGCTTTCTGGACTTGATACTTGGACCACGCCTCAAGGATCAACAGATCACTCTCCGCCTGACTCTTACTGACCTTCTTCTGTTGGTAGGCATTGACCACCGCCTCCGGCGTCTCAAAGCCTGCCCGTGGTCGCGGCGGCTCAATCCCCTGTGCGCTAAACCGCGTGCCAAGTTCCCGTGCGACTCCTTCCCATTGCTGCCGGAACTGGGTAGTATTCAGCCCGTCCGCGCCGCTCATCTCACTGGCTTGCCGGAAGAGTTCGAGTTGCGCGAGGCCCAGATTCTCCTTCCGGCGCTTGGCCACTTGCTGCAGATCAGCCACCCCTGAGCTTTCCAGGGCGATAATGTCGGAGGCAGGCCCAAGGATGGTGTCATTGAGAAATTGCGTGGCCTGCTTAAACTCCGCCGTGTTACTCACATGGTCCGCCCGCTGGCGCTGGCGCACATGGGTGAGCGCCTCAATCTGATGCGTGAGGTCTAGGCCAGGGACCGCCAGGACATCTTCTGGCGTCATCTGCAGCGTTGAGCCGTACAGCTTGGGCAAAATAGCCTGCATGGCTTCTTGCCCCTTGAGCATTGCCGCTTGCCGGGATTCCATGCGGGCCTCGCGCGCTTCGGACCGCGCCGCGCGCGCATCCGCTTTCGCCTCTTGCTGTTCCCCATTGACCCGGCTCTCCAGGTAGCGCTTCCGGGCCTCCAGGGCATGCTCGGGGATATTCTGGGTGTTCTGGAGGGCGATCAGCCGTTGCCGGGTGGCTTGCAATTGGGGAATACTCGCGTTGGGATCCATCATTTCATTGTCCAGGCTCCGTAACGCGACTTCGTTATTCCGGAGCGCGTCCCGCTCGCGTTGCTGTTCCGCTGCTTCCTGCCGTCGCACATGGCTATCTAGCGTCTGCCCGGCTTCGGCAATCAGCCGATCAATTTTCACCCCGCCAATTTCTAGGATGCCCTTGGCGGCCTCTGCCCGAAGATCATCCAGCTTTTGCTGGGGGTCGAGTTGGATATCCCGTCGCACGGCACCCGACACCACATCATTGGTAATCTTTTTGACGAGCCCAGCAGTTTCGTCCGGCCCCAGGAGTAGCGCCGTCTTAAAGTCCTGTTGGATGCCCAGTAATGCCTGCTGGTGATACTGCCTCTCCGTCTCATCCGTGGCGTTGATAATGCCCTGCGTATGGGTATCGACGGACTGGAGGAGCACCGTCTTGCGCTGCGCGTCCTGCTGCTTCATGCGCTCATCGCGGGCACGCGGGAGCAACACATTCAGATACTGCATGCTCTTCATGCGAAAGGCTTGTGAGGCGCCAGGGGAGAGCCGTTGCCCCATTGTGGCAATGATATCCTTCGACTGCTGCTCCAGGTCTTCGGGTAAGGTACGCGGATCCCCAGACTGCCGTAGCGTGTCATAAGCCGCCTGAATCTTCGACTGCCCGGCCAGCGCCTGCTCTTCCCCGTCCAGCACGTCCTGGGCATGCTTCCGCCGTTCTTCAATCGCCCGCCCTTGCAGGTACAGCTCCGCCCCTTGCTGCACCCCCTGCCCCACGGTGGCAATGCCCGCGCCAATGGCCCCCGCCGCCCGCGTGTCGTACTGCGGAGGGGCAATGACGGGCACGTCGACCACACTACGCGGTTCGCGCGCCACATTCAGACTCGGGTCTACCAAGGGAATATTGAGCCTGGGCATCGCTTATCCTATGTCGCCATAGCCACCACGGCCATAACCATAGCCACCTTTGCCATACTGGTAGGTCTTATAGGCTTGTCCCGCCCCTTGGGCCACCTGGCCACCGACTTGCAGCAGCCCACCCGTAAACGCCTGATCCGCCTGGCTCGCACTGATGCCGGCCTGCATGCTGCCCAGCCGGAAGCGCTCACTCCCACCATACCGAATGACTGAGGCCCCGAACTCCCGCTGGCTGGCTTCGTCCAGCAGGGCCTTCTGCCGCCCTTGCGATTCCGTGCGCGAGGCCAGTAAGCCCAGCTCGGTCTGCCGCAACGTCTCGTGCAGGGCAAACAACGGGCTCCCTTCCATGAGAAGCCCTGCCGCCGCCGTATCCGCGCGCATCTGCCCCACGAGCCGCTGTTGCTGCTCGCGCTGCTGGCGTTCCCGGAGCTTCTGGTAGTCGGCTTCCCGGCTGGCCTCTTGCCTGGCGATGTCCGCGTTGCGTTCCTCCTGCAAGGCCTCCAGATTGGCCGCTGCCTGCTGCTGTTCCGCCGTGGCACGCTGCAATTGCTCATTCTTCTTGGCGGCCGCATTCGAAGCGAGGACGGAATAGGTCGTGCCCGCCGCCGCCACCGCCACGCCAACGATGCCGATAATGGCCGCAGCCCCTAACCCGTAAGCACTTGTTTCCGCGCACTCCATAGCCATCTCCTTGGCATTAAGGGTTGCGAAGCCAAAACCAAGAAATGAAAGTCTCCCCCCGAGGCCCATAGCAAGGCTTCCGGCATTCCAGCGTAAACCCCAGGTGCTCCACCACCCGGTGCGCGTCAGGGTCATACTCCAGCGTCAAGGTTTCGACGCGCAGCAACTCTGGGTAATCGTCCTGCATATCGCGCCACTGGTCGGTGAGCACCTTCCACAGCATGTACCGATGCGCAGGCGCGGTCGCACTAAAAAAGCTCCATAGTACCGCGAGGCCAGGCCAAGGCAAAATTAACCCGAAACACACCACGGGCACCTCATTCGCCAACAACGTCCGGGCGGGAGCAGGCTTACTTCTCCCCAGGTCGTAGAGATCCGTGCCGGCCCAGAAGACCCGTTCCCGGTCCCGTAATGGCAGCAGGAGGAGGTCATCGGCCGCAAAGTCCCGTAAGGTATAGGTGGCGCTGGGTGCGGCACGTGTGATGAACATGTGTTATCCTCTCCCTGGGGCGGTGGACACTGGCACCCTGGGGGCAACGTCTATAGCCCGACGTCGCGCCAGGAGAGGGCAGTATGCGGGTGGTATCCTCTCAACCGCTCCGCTGCGCATCTTGTTAGCCTTCAAGGTCAACATCAATAGACCCAATATATGCCAGCAAAACGGCCCCAAATGGGGCTGATGATTCTATAACCACCTGTCCGTCCTTGTCCCACCCCATGGGTGTCACCTCCAGCCAACCGGAATAGGGCGCTTGCCCTTGTCCGGCGGGCATCCCGCTCTGGACAGTGGGGAGGGATTGCCCCGCCACCGTCAGGCCCAGCGCGTCATGGACCAAGACGCTCGCCTGCACTACGCGCTTCTGGCGCGTCCTTATACTTCCGGCCTGTGGCAAATCGGGCGGGAGTGGCCTGGCCCGCGACGTAAACGGCAAGCCTGCCACCGCCGTAGACACGGCAACCGGCAGTGTCACTTCGCCATCCTCAACCGTAAATGTCCCAAGGTCCCCACCATCACCGACCACATTTATTTCCCTGCCCTGTAAGTGTTCCAAGCCTGTGAGCACGGCGGTTGGCGTCTCAAAGGTGAAAATCTTGGCACAGTCCAAGTAGCACCCCATCTGCCCAGTTAAGGGTTCCTCAGGGAGGAAAATTTCGAAATACTCCACATACCGCTTGGACTCCCCATCAATGAGCCGCCGCACAATCACCCACACCTGCGTGGCGTTGCGTGTCGGGTGGGGAATCGCGGCGACCGATTCAAACTGCCCCAGCGTGCTATGCCGGTGCCAGCCAATGACATTTTCCGTGAGGTCATACGTGAGCCCCAGCAGGATTCCATCGCTGCGTACCGCCCAGACAATGGGAATCGGCTCCGGGGCGTAGATCATCTGATCCAAGACCTGCTGATTCTCCAGGAGATGCCCGCTCAAAATGGTGAGGTCGCGCGGGTCAAATTTCTCGGTCTGCGCATTGAACTGGAGTTCCCAGAGCTTCGACCCCCCGCGTTGCACCAGGAGAATGCTGCGCGCGGTGAGCAGCGGCGCAATGGCAGCAGAGCCCAGCATGCTCCCCTGCCGCACCTTAGGCGGGTTGATGGGGGTAATGGGGTCATCGTTCGTCCCGGTCAACCCATATTCGGCATGCGTGGTCCCCACAATCAGCCGATCGGAGGGGAGGATCCAGCGAATCTGATTCAGCGTGATATTGCCCCCGGCCTGGGTGATGGCCAGAATGACCGCGTCATCCGCATGTGTCCCCCGCGCGAAGTTGAACAAGCCATCCACTTCACTTTCCCAGATGTGCTGCGGGAAGCCGCGGGTGCCCGCAAACACCAGCCGCCCTTCAAAGAGCATGGTGGTGACCGGATACCCGTTTGACCCAGTCCACACCCGGTCCTCCAAGGTCCAGGCCCCCGGGGCAGCGGCATCAGCGGTGGTCAGGGCAATCAGCAGTTGCCCCCGCGCTTTGGTCGCATCCTCCACGGCCAAAATCTTCACGAGCCCCCCGTTGAGATACACCCACTTGCCGACGTCGTCGCTACGCCACCCCTCGGCGCTGTACAGCTTGCAGGACACATCGTCCACCACGGCCAGATAATCCTGATTGTTGCGCCATTGCAGGAATGTCGCGGTGGTTGTGGCGGTGAAAATGACCACATGCGGCTCCGCTTGCACAGGGTACGTTTGCTCCGCCTGAATATTGTCGTCCAGGCTGGTGGAGCCAATTTGCAGGCTGGAGGGGTTGAGCCGGTTGACCCAGGTCAGGCGGTAGCGCCGGCCCACCACAGTCACAATGTCCTGCTCACGCCAGCCAATGCCCGCAGCACCCCCGTGTAGGCGTAACTCCCCGCCGGTAATCTGCGCCGTGCCGGTGCCATCGATGCTGTACACATCCCCATTCTGCCAGTCGTTACCCGCGCCACCGCCCAACGTCGGATCAAGGGTGATGGTATCGTTGGGGTTTGTCGTCGTCCCAATGGTATCGACCACCCCCTGGCTCCCATCGGTCACATTCCTGGCACGGTGCGTCTGCAGCACGCCTGCCCCGGTAAAGTCCGTCGTCGTGTCAATCAGCGTGGGCAGGCCGTTGCCGCCGTTGTGTGTGCCGGTCACAATGACGGGGCCGCTGCGGTCATCCCAGCCGGTCGCACTGGCGAACTTCCCATTCTGCACCAGCTCGGGCTCGTCCTCCTGGATCAGTTGCAAGTCCAGGTCGATGCGGGCACCCGCTGGCGTTGCGGCAGAGGGCTTCAGTTCCGCAGCGGGAGACGCTAAGAGCTGCCAGTCCCCCGCCGCAAGAGGCGTCAGGTCGTCAAAGGCATCCAACACCTGGGCATCGACGACTGTGGTAGAGGTGAAGGCGGTAATGATGACGCGCGCCGTCCCTGCGGTGAGTTGGCGCCCGACGTCGGTTTCCAGGAACACGGGGGCACTGGCCGTCAGGGTAATGTCCCCACTCACGCCATCCGGCGTCAGGGTAGCAGCGGGGAACAGGCCCGTCTCATAGGTTGGTGGGGGATCAAAGCGTATCGGGCGAAAGTCCCACTCCAGGCCGGTTTCTTCTATCCGGGTGAGGCGATAGGGTGGATTCCCTGCATGGACGAAAAACATCAGATCATTGGCCTGTACGGTCCGCAAGACCGCCAATTCCTCTGCCTGGTAGGGCGTGACCACTTCGACTGGGACATTCGCCACCTCGACCCGCGCACTGTTGGTATAGAAGCGCAGATACTCTTCGCCCACCTCCAGGATGTATGCGTCGTCCACCGAGGCCTCAAAGGAGAGGAGCAGCGTGTCGTCTGCTGAGTCCTTCACCTCCGCGACAAACACCGTCCCCGAGCGCCGCATGAGCCCGCCCTGGAGCAGCACGAGCCAGTTGCTCACCGTCTCCGCCCCGTTCTGGTAGCGCGGGTGCTCACTCCTGCCCCGCATCAGGGGCGACAGCTCCCCAGACGAGAAATTGTTTTTGAACGGGTAGAGTTTGGCCATATTGCGTGCTACCCTATCTACGACGCTGTTGTGCTCAAACGGGGACCTCCCGTACAGGAGTGAGTCCGTGGCAGCGTCCGGGCGGGCTGTCCTGTGTACGCAGGCGCCCGCCCATCTCTGTTATGTCCCCAGGGGTCGATCATTGTTCACCCCTATCGGAAATCCCGTGACGCGTGTCTGCGACACAGAAAACCTCCGCCGCACCCGTTGATTCTCCGTCCCAATCGCCCGCTGCGCCTCTGTGTCCGTGGGTGGTGCGGGCGGGGGTGTGGCCGCTGGCGGCGGGGCAGGCGCCGGGGTCTTGGGGAGTATCGGGGATCCGCCTCCCATGGGTGTCTCCTTTAGTCGCGCACGCGCACCAGGCCACTACTCAGGGGCACGGTGCGCGCACTCTGCTTACTATCTTTTTTTGTCGCTTCGTTGAGCCAGAACTGCATACTCTGCGTCATGGCCTGCCACTTTGCCCCCTGCCCGGTCACCGTCAACGCGAGATCGGCGGCGAGTTTGTAGGCCAACGCCTGGACGGCAATTTCGTTCCACTCGCCTGTGTTTTCCCGGCGGAATGTGCAGCGAGCCACGAGGCGCGGGGCGGTGTCACCCGTGGAGATAAGGCCGGGAGCGTGGGTATAGATGACTGTCTGGTTTCCGACCGGATCAAAGCCCAGCTCCCATTCGTCCTCGCCCTGATCCAGGCTCCAGACCATGAGCGCTTTCGGGAGATTCGGGGGGAAGTTGTACATCTTCGTCCATGGCCCCGGAGGCGGATCGGCCAGTAAGGTCAAACGGACATAGCCTGTGGCAAACGACCAGGCATACAGGGAGAGAACGGTATCCAGCGCGGAAGGGAAGAGGCGTTGACACGTGACGGCAAGCGGCGTAGTCGGGGTGTCCATGTCCACTATGGGCGATTGCCCAAGGAATCCCAGGGCCAGATTCACGATGCCAATGGGTGCAGTCATAGCGCCTCAGTGGGGAGGGAGGGCCCTCCCCCGTCTGCCTTAGGCCATATAGGCGATAAACCCGTCAATGGTGGCCGCTGCCAAGGGCGCAGCGCCCGCAATGGTTGCGGTGATCTCGACATCCGACCGGCTATTAAACTCCCGATGAATCAGGGCCGCCGGAATCTGAATCAACGTATTGGTCGTGCCCACCGTGGTCACCTGCCCAAAATAGAGCATCACGGCGGCATTACTGATGTCCAGGCCGTCAATGAGCCCGTCCGGATCGGCAACCACGGCCGCCCCAGTCGGGTCCACGTAGGCCGCCCACCCGACGTCAAGCACCGTGCTCGCCGACCAGGCGGACACGTAGATATAAGACAGCGGCAGCAAGATGCGCGAGCCCGCAGGGAGCCGACACAGATAGACCAGATCGCCGTCCGTGCCCGTTGCAGCCTGCGTGTAGGAGAAAATTTTCCCCCGCACATTGCTTTGCTTATTCCGATGCACCGCCACATCGGGCGGGACTGTCCGGTAATTGAGGGTGTATTCCGTGCTGTAGTACGGTCCAACGGTTGCCATATATCTCCCCTCCCTTACACTTCGGTGATATCGACAGCGAACACTGCCGATTCCCGCAAGCGGACCGCGTTACAGCTATAATTGACCGTCACTTGCCAGGGCAACCCGACCATGTCCTTGCGCTGGCTGATGTCAATGGCCATCTCCTTCCACACGCTCATGCCAATGGCCGATTTGTGCCAGAACAGGCACCGCCGGGTGGTACTGGTCAGCGTGAGCAGGTTGGTGACCCGAATCCGGAAGCCCATAAAGTACGGGATGTAGCCCTTCACCAGGGGCATGCGGCCGTCAATCGGGTCAATGTAGTAGTCGCTATTGGTGGTTTGCGCCATGCCCAGGAGCTGTTCATGGGCCTGGGGGGAAATCGCGGCGACAAAGCTATCAATGCCCTGCCCGCCTTCCATATCCTCAATCATTTCCTCGGTTTCATTGAAGATCCGGCGCATCTGCCGGAAGACGCCTTCCGTCATGCCCGTCGCCGTCGCATCAATGACTCGTCCCGCCCCGCCCGTGGTATAGGCGCTAGTGTTAAACGCCAGCTCCGTGTTGCCGTTCTTCCCGGTGTACGCAGTCCCGGTCACCGCTGCGAGGACCACCCGATCCCGGCGGCGGACGGCCGCATAGGCGGCACTGCGGATATAGTTCCGCTGCGGATCAATCAGCATCGCCAGTTCGTCCTGGGTGCGGAAGCCTTTCCGCCATTCCCAGTCGCGCTTCCAGACGCTGCGCCGTTGGTGGTCCGCATCTTCCAGGCTGGCGGGCGTAAACCGCTCGCCGGTAATTTCACGGTCTTCCGTCTGCGACATCTGTTCAAAGGTGTCGCGCTCTCCAACAATCCCCGACTGCACCAGGGTATGCGCCGCAAACCGAGGTGCGGTTTGCTGCGCGAGGTGCGTGACCAACGTCGAAAACGAGGTCACAAAGGCATTATTAATTGTTTCCGCCATCTCGTCTGCCCTTTACCGAAAGGGCCTCGTCCATCACGACAGACGCGCGGGTGCCCGGTCTGTCTTGCACGTGTCGTGTGCTCTCCGCCGTGTCTTTCCACGGGGTCAGCCGGGACACTCTTGCAGGCGTGTCGCTCCAGCAGTGCCATGGCCCTCGTTAGCGGGTGAGGGCGCCCCGGTCGCCACTCAAGGCGAGCATTTTGCGGACGGCCGCCTGGCGCGCATCCGGCGATTGTTTCTCGTCCAGTGCCACTCCGGCCCACTTATCCAGTTCGCCCTGCAGTTCCTCCGCCGTCGGCAAGGGGCTAAACTGGCTCTCCAGCCCCAGCATCTCGGGCTCACTGCCCCACCGCTGCGTGGCCAGGGCAAAGAACTGCACAATGTCGGCGTCGTTCAGCACCTTCCCGCCATCGGGTAACCGGGCCTCCCGCAGCTTCTCTGCCACAGACTTGCCCAACTCGGTGTCTTGCGTCAGGCGCTGGAAGAACGCGGTCGCCCGCCCTTCCTCGGTGCGCGTACTGGCGCCGAAGCGGGTATAGCGCTCGCGCTGCTGCCCCTGTTCCACCTCGGCCATCTGGGCATCCAGCACATTGCGGGCATTGGCTTCCATCCTGGCATACAGCCCCAGCACGGATTCCACTTGTTTCGCAGTCATCCCCTCGACATAGGCTTGCTCGTAGAGTTGCTGGATCAGGCTGTCATCCCAGGCGGCGGCTGGTTCCCCCTCAGGACCTTTCGGCAACTCGGGCAGCTTCACGAGGTCCTTATAGCCCACAGGCTTTTCCGGGTAGCCAGGCAACTGCTTGTAGTACGCCTGCCATTCCTCCGCCTTCGCATCCTGAGCCGGTAACCGCACTCGGCGTGTCATCTCCCCCCGCCACCCCAGTGCATCCCGCACAAAATGGTTGGGGTCTTTGTAGACGTTCAGCGTTTTGGTCAGGTCGGGATTGCCACGGATTTCATCACTCAACCCCTGGCGCCAGTCCATCGCGTCATACGTCTGCACACCAAACCGGCCGCTCGCATCTCGTGCGGTGCCCGGCGTCTCTCCGGCAGCGGGTGGGGTCTCGCCAGCGCCCGCGCCGGCCCCGGCATCCGTCCCAGCTTCTTCGGCCATAAGTGGCCACCGTCGTAAGAACATGTGCTATGCTCCTCAGAAAGACTCTTGGTGTTCTACCTGAGCACAAAAAAAAGGGCCGTGGCGGCACGTGCCACGGCCCTTTCGCTGGCGGCGCTCAACTCAACTAGCTAGGCTGAGGAACACCAAGAGTTGTTTCAACCGTCTTACTCGATATACTCCTCAATCGTCACTTGCTGCGCCTTCTCAGTCGGATGCACCACGACAATCACCAGTGTCTTAGTCGTTGTCGCCGTAATCCGCATCACCTCCCAGTCCTCGGCAAGTGCTATAATGGGATAGAGGTCTTTCTGTAACGCCTCGTCCGGTGTCATACCCCTCCTCCAAACCACTTGGGTTCCACCCGCCGCAGGACATACAGCGGGTCAGGCACTTCCCACCCAATCCCGACGGGCGTGTCCTCGCGCACATACTGCACCTGGATCGGCTCCCCAAACAACGGGTACTCCGTCTCAGGATGCTCCAAGACGATCTCCGCATCCCCATACAGGGCAATCAGGCCTTGGAGTTGTGTCACGAGTTGGCTGGCACGCATCCTCATACTCCACCGGCTTCCGACTCGGGTTCCGCGTCTTCTTCGTCGCCACGATATTGCTCCCAGTGCAGTGTCAGGGGGGTCTGTGCGGCAAAGTTCGTTATCACAATCTCCCCTGTCGTCGTCAGAACAATGGTGCCATCGAATAATACCGTCGCCGCACTCCCAGGGGGAATATCGGCCACATGCACCGCCCCAGGAAGACGCCTCGGTCTCCTCATCCCTGCAACTCCTTCGGCAGCCGGGGCACGATCTCTACCGGGTGCGTCTCCTTCCACTGCGCCCATTGGTCCTTCAACGTCTCCTTGCAGGCAATGTGCACGCCATTTAGGAGCAAGCGGTGGACCTCCGACCAATGGGGCACGCCTTGAAAGGAGAGTTGCCGGACATAGAGCTGCCCGTGCGCATCCACCGCCAAGGACAGGGTGATGAAGCCCTGCGGCGCGGCCACCTGGTCGATACCGTTTACGTCAGGCATTTACGCCTCCGGGACTGCTGGCAAGGCCGAAACAGGTAGCCACCAGCGAAAGTTCATAGTATTGCCATCAACCATATCGAGCCACGTGTCATAATCATACCGGCAACTGACGATACGCCCTATCAACGTGGTCCAGTCAAAGCCCTCCGCGACCACCACAAGGATATACGGCGTGGCAGTTGGGTCAGGCTCCTGCACCTGTCGATCAATCCACCTCAACTCGTCCGCCATTCCTGCAAGTCCTTCAGCAGGTTGATAATTTCCATGTGCCCCACCCGCCGGTACGTATCATATGGGGTGTCACTGTAGATCGACGTGCGCGCCACTCGCTGTAGCGTCCCCGCTGGTGTTTGTTCCGTCACAATCTCCCGCCGTTCCACATATCGCGCCTCCAGCCACTCCAGCAGCATCTGCCCATCTCCCGTGTTGAGCAGCCGCGCCATGTGGCCGTAGAACGTTGCCAGGTCCTCGGAGGGCTCAGACATCGCAATCCTCAAAATGTGGAGGCCAGCTCATCTTTCCACATCCCCTGTTCATGCAGGTGCGGCGCCTCACACGGCCCAAACCATGCGGCCAGAATCGCTCCTGGCTCTACCGGTGGCTGCCAGTGCAGGTAGTACTCCACGCAGGTACAGCCGCACACAAAATGCCACACATACGCGGGCCGCGACTCGTCCCAGGCCGCCTGCGGCACACTCATCGCGCCTCCCGGCGGGCTTTCGCCCGGGCCATGGCTGCCAGGGACTCCTCCAGCGTGGGATCATTCGCCACCTCGGTGGCATAGTCCACTTCGAGCGGCTCCGCCTCCCGTGTAAACAGGTGAGGAGGGAGCGTCCAGAGCCGCACGCCAAAGAGCCGCCGCAACTCCTGAAATCGTTCAACCGTCATGCTCGGCAGGGCCGGAGCAGGGGTGGAGGCACTGGAAGCCTCACGCGCTGGCAGCGCAACGCCCCACATCGCCGCCAGCGCCTGTTCTTGGGCCGCACGGACGTCGTAGCCATAGCTATAGCCACTCGGAGGGAGTCCCAGACGCGCCGAGATCTCGGCGTCCTGCAACTGGGCTGCGGCCCGGGCGATCTCCGCGACTATCCGCTGTTCCCACGCGCGGATCCGCTCCGACTGGGCCAGATCTTCGGCGCTGCGATGGAGAGTGGACAACGCACACATCCTGGGCCGTTCGCTCATAGCCCCTCCTTCGGCACACACTCGATATGCTCGTAGATATACCGCAGCACCTGACACCGCGACAGCAGCGCTACCTCCCCGTCCGTGTCAGCGGGCAGCGCGTCCAGCACGGCGTTGAGTACCGCCAGCGTCTCGGTAATGAGCTGCGGCAGCGGGATCTGGCGCGTGGCGTGTAAGGTGTCCAGGGCAGTGTCTAGACTCATATCATAGAGACCTTCATGAAAAAGCCAATGGCGTGAGACCCACTTTCCAGATGGCGGATCCAGGCGGCCGTGTGGGCCGCCTGCCCCCTCCGCAGCGTCCCCCTCCGCAGCGTCCACCGCTTGGCTTTCTGCGTCCGGCGTTGGTGTGGACTCATGCTGCCTGTGCCTCCTGTGTCGCCAGCCACTTGTTCCACTTGTTCCACGCATGTTCCCGGGCGGCCGGGGTATACGCCTGGCGGGGTGGCCAGACAGATCGAAACCACCAGCGCGTGGCGCCTGCCGTGACCGTAACAGCATAGACCCACGCATCCTCGGGATAGGTGGGATACAGAGGGGCAAGGGGTGCAATCGGTTCCCACGACTCCTGCCACTGTATCATGCTGCCTGTGCCTCCTGTAAGTTGACGAGTCCAGCGGTGCCCTGCTGGAACGCCGCCGCCCCCTCGCGGAGCACCTGGGCTTGTTGTGCCTGTGCCGCCTCCTGCACCCGTGTCGCCCGAATCTTGTCCCGTTGACGCGTATCCCGCAGCAGGTCACGCCGGTTCCCCAGTGCCAAGGCGGAATCCCTCAAACCCTTGTCCATGTCGAAGTTATCGACCCAATCCGTGCGGGCCGTCACCTGGGCCGCCTTCCCCAGTAAGTTTAACAGATCGTCCAGCGCGCGTACATGGGACGCCTTTTGACTGCGCGCCAGCGGGCCTTCATACCGCACCCCAATCTGTCCGCCATGCTGCTGCGCCGCCAGGAGCACTTCGCGCGGGACCAGAGGCAGCACACCATCCCGGCCACGCGCCCAGGCCTGCTCACTGGCCCGACTCATGAGCCCGAAGGTGCGGTCCATGAGGGGATCCAAGAAATCGGCCAACAACATCACGAAGACCGGCCCCATGAACCGCGCCATCAGTTCAATGCGTTGGCCCACCTCGTAGGCAGTCATCTTCCCCGTGGCATCCGGCGGCGGAATGGCCAGCAGGTCATCCACGTGGTAGGCATCCCGAATCTCTTTCTGGAGCCGCGCAATTTCCGAGACGACCTTATCGGGTTGCCCCTGGATATTGAGCGGGAACAGCGCGTCCTTCTGCTCCAGGATGTTCACCGCCAATGGCGCAAACCGGAGTGCTCCGGTGAGGGCGCCATTGAGCAGCCCCAGCGCCGGTTGGGCATGCAATTCAACCATTTGCAGCCACATCATAATCAATTTATTGAGTGTCTTGGCGGCGGGCAGCGCCTCATGCCCTGGCCCATACCCCCAGGCACTCTGGCCTTCGCGGTCGTAGCGACTCACCAAGAAGGGAAACTCCTCCCACCCCAGTTCCGTCACGACTTTCTTATCCGTGAGATCAATGATCACATCAGCAAACGGCAGGTTGCGACTGTCCCGGCGGCTGGGGTCTTGCACTGCGCGCGGGCAGACCACATGCAGATACGGCTCCTTTTCGTCCATTTTGCTATCGTAGTGGGTGCTCCGCATAATCCTCTTCGCCCGCTCTGGCGCTTGCTCCCGCCACTGCTCCACCGCCTGAATGGGGGTGAAGTAGAGCTTGCGCATGACGGTATCCACCCGCCCACTGGCCCCCTCGGCAATCACGTAGGAGCCGGGGTAGAGCGTCTGGAACCGCAGCGCAAACACCTGGCTTTCGTACCACAGGTCCTGCCGCTGGCCGACATACGTACAGGCCGTACCAAACACCCCCAACTGCGCGTAGTGCTGGAAACTCTCCTGGTAGAAGTTGCTGGTGTTGTAGGCAAAGAGCATGCGGTCAGAGACCGTGCCCATCCAGGGAATCACCTCGGCGTCATCGTTGAGTTCCTCGTCTTCAAAGCCCAACTCAAACCACGGCAGCGCCGGGTTAGTCGCCGCCGCCTGCAAGTTCCCCGCAAACAGGCGCCGGGAGCGCAAGCCGGTCGCGTCAAAGAGGTCGAGGGTGCGCGTGCGGGCCAGGCCATCTGGTGTCTCGCCCCGGAAGATGTCACTCTTCGCGGGCCAAAACAGATCCGCTTGTTGCCGCCAGGCGTCCAGGTGCGTCTGGTGCTGCCCAAAAAGATGCTCCGAGCGCGCAATGTGGCGCTCGGCCAGCGGACGGCGGTAGGGGATTACGGTGGCAGGCATCAGTCCATCCGCTCTTTCTCCGGCACCGTGTACCGGGCAATTAACAGCTCAAGCACTTGGGCGGGCGTCAAGCTTTCATGGCGCCAGAGCCCCACGGTTCCCTCCGGGGTCCGCACATGCATGATGTCGTAGCGGCTCTGAGAAAACGTCTGACGCGCCTCGAACGCCTCTACATAGAAGGAGGGAAGTTCTATCTCCTCTGCATAGAAGGAGGGACGTGCTATCGAAAAATACCGTCCATCATAGGGTCCCCCCACACATAAAGCGCGCATCTACCGCCCTCCCACGGGAAAAACGGTGAACGGATTCGCGGGCTGCGGCGGTTCGCGCTCCCCCATCCGGTCCAGGGGATTGCCCGCGCCCGCGGCAAAGCCTGCGTTGGCAGAGGACTGGCGCCGTACCCCGGTGTGCTGTTCCCCAAACCAGACACACAGCCCCACGGCAAAGAGCAGATCATCATGCTGCCCAGAGCGCCAGGCCCCATATTGGTCATTCGCGTCTTTGGTAATCCGGTACTGGAAATTCTGCATTTCTTTGAGCAGCGTCGTGGCATCCGCCAGTTGATTCGACACCAGGATGCGTCGCGACTGCATGGCCACTTGCAGGCACCCCACCAGCGTCTTTTTGGGCAGCGTGTACTGCAACCAGTCATGTTGTACCGTCTGTTCCCCATGTCCCATAGTCACCGCCACCGCAGGCACCCCTTCATGGCGAAAGAGTTCCACCACTGGGCGTCCGCACCCCGTCGCGTCAATGAGTAGGCGATAGGGCCTGGTCCCCGGATGCGCCGTCCAGTCACGCGGCATTGGCAACTTGTCGATATAGGTCAGCGTCCGCTCTAGCATCCCACCCCCAGACACCCCACCACACGGTCCGCACGGCTGCCCCGTGGGGACGGAATGCGCGCAGAGATGGGAATAGCCTGTGAGCAGCGGGAAGCGCTCCAGGTGCCGGACAGCGTACCGGGGCTCCACCTCCCCACCAAAGTCCACCAGCGTGCGTTCGACAATGGCAATGGCAGCAGGGTCGCTTACTTGACCCACGTCAAAGACCCACCAACCAAGGCGCTATATGCATATTACACCTTGCTTTTCAATGCGTTGAGTCATCTAATCCTTCCCTCTGCGCCGCGTGGGGGTCACTTCTGGCGCCTTCTCCACCGGCTCATGCCACGGTTGTTGCTTGGGCACGAACGGCGCACTCACCTGTTCCCGCATCGTCCCCTCCGCCATGTCTCGCGCCGCACGGGCCTGCATCTCGCGCGTCATCCCCACGCCTGGCTTCGTCGCCGGGTCATAGGCCGCGTAGCTCTGATTCATGGCATCCTTCAGTTGCTGCATGGGGAACAGCGGGGAGGGCGTGCCCAACTCCGCCCACTCCAGGCCCTTGGTCCGCCGCCGCATCGACAACACCGGGACCTCCTCGAACGTGACCACCACCTTCCCATCTTCGGTATGCAGATGGTCCCACAGCGCCGCCCAGTCCATAGTCCCCATCTCCGGCCATGCCACATGCAAGTCAGACATTTGCATTCTCCCCAAAAAGTCGTTGCACCTTGGAACTCAGGATCGTGTCGAGCACCTCTCGATGATGTCCCGTGGGAAACAATGGGAGGACATCAGAGGTGAGCATATTTTGTACGTCTTCCCAGCGAAAAACCTGATCCATCGTATCCACAAACTCACACAACCACTCCTGCCGAAACACCAAATCGGGTACCTGCCGCCGCTCATTTGCCAGGAACCGCTTGGACAGCCGAGGGCTCTCCGGCGCCGGGAGAAACGTCTTACTCCAAGTGAGCGGGCGGGTATCGGCCGCCCATTCCTCCTCGGTAATGTACGCAATCCCGAGATCGGCCAACAACGCTTCCGCCGTCGCCTTATCCATCTCTTGCGCCGTCAAATCGTCAGCTCCCGTCCAGGCCTCAAAGAACCAGCCCCGTTTCCCATACGGCGTCGTCGCCGCAATGAGGCGCCCTTGCGACATGGCCAGCATGGGGCGAATCGCATAATAGACCGCATCAGGAATCCGCGCCGCTTCGTCCAGCACCAGTAAGTCCACGCTCGAAAACCCCACAATGGTAAGGGCCGTTCCTGGAAGGCTGATAATCCGGCTACGGTTCGGCAACTCCAAACTGAGCGCCGTATCCCGCAGCAGCGGCATTGGCTGCGTTACATCGTAAAAGTGCTTGACTTTCCGAAATAACTCCCCACTTTGCCGCAAACTGGGCGAAATCAGCAGGACCAGGGCGCCGGCTTTGTTACACGCGGTCTCCAAGCTCAAGTCGGCCAGGTCCGTCGTCTTCCCCGACTGCCGATGACACACCCAGAGCTGATTCCCAGGAATGCCCGCGACCTGCGTTTGCCAGGCATCCGGCTCCAGGCCCGCGGCCCGCATTAACTCAAGCGCGGTGACCGTTCTGGCCGGGGCCTGACTCGACAGCGGTATACGTTGCTCGAAGCGCTGGAGCAGCCCCTGGCTCAGTGTGCTGTTGGAGGAACGCGCGAATCGCCTGTTGCCCTTCCGGATCTCCCACATAGCGCAATACCAATTCCACAAAGGCGTCTAGGAACGCTTCATCTTGGCGAAAGATTTCAAAATACCGGCCCAGCAACTCCAGCGCCTTCACCTTCGGATGCAGGGTCAACTCAATCTGCGTATGGCGGTGCGTCGCCTTATCCGGCCCCGTGGTCACCCGCGACCGCACTTTGACAGACTGCACCGTCGCCGTGATATGCCGTGGCAGTTTGGCCGACGGCACCAGGGCCACCTCCCCCGCCTCGTCCCAACTCATCAGCTGACTCACATCGGCAAACGCCAAGGCCGCCAACTCTTGCAAGACCGCTTCGGGCGTAATGTGAATCGTCTCCCGGAGCTGCTTGAGTCGCGTCGTGAGGGCGACTTGCATCAGCGGCTGACTGAGAATCTGTTGCGCCCGCTGCTTCGCCGAGCTGGGCGTATACCCTGCGCGCACCGCCGCCGCCGCCGCGTTGAAATCAACCAGGTACTCTTCAAGTAACCGCGCCTTTTTTGGCGTCATCTGGCTCGGATGTGGCATCGCTTATAGCCCAAACCAGTACTTGACCAGATCGGTGCACGGCCCGTCATGCTGCCCCTGGAGCTTCTCGGCCAGCAACAGCAGCCCCTGACAGGAGCGCTTATGTTGCGCAATGGCCGCCAGCTTCGCCTGCACCAGCACTGCAAACTGCTCCAGCGTGGGCGCATGGACATCAATGAGCGGCAGGCTCTCCAAGGGAATGCCTGCCGCCAGCGCGTCTACCTTGGCCGACAGGGCCTCCACCTCGCTCCGCATCTCTTTATAGAGGTCCTCAAAGGCGCGCACGGCATCGTGCACCGGGGTATCTGACGCCCCCGTCACCGAGGCGACACCACCCGCCGCCTTATTCTGCCGCTTCGCTGCCAGCACCATTCGCGCTACCTGGGCATCCTCGCTCCCCGGCCCCACGTCATCCGGGTCCGGCTCAATTCGGTCACTGAAGTCCAAGGTGTCCTCGGGCTCTTGGATGAAGGGATTTCCTTTGGGCATGCTTACTCCTTCTTTGCCATATGCATAAAATCGCCCAATTTCTTCGCCCCCATCTGGGCCATGGCTTTAACGGCCTTGCGCGCCCCTGCGGGAAACCGCGTGATCGGTGCGCCGAGGGCATAGGCCTTGGCCATGCGGGCCGTATGCATCTGGGCTGTCGAGACAGCTGGCACAGGTCCTCCTAATTCGCCACCAAGCTTCCTGAGGAGCGCCACGTCAAACCATCCGAAATCACACGGGTGCAATCATTGGCGGTGAGGACGATATCCGCCGCACCGATAGACAAGAAGGCCGCGTTGTTGTCAAGAGTGATGGAATTCGTGACCCCTACGTTACAGACGACCATTTCGCAAGCCGCGCCACCCATAGTGGTCGCCGCTGTGAACGTCGCAGAAGTAGAAGTCGTCACTGCTCCCGCAGCCGTGATCCGCTTAAGCCCTCCACATGCATCGCCGCGTATGGTATCCCCCGACGCAATGGTTTGAATCGCGGGCAGTGGCCCCATGCTCCCATCCACAAACTGATAGATCTGTCCTCGAATAGGATACCGCGCCACCGCCGCCCAGGCCACCACCGCCCAGACCAGGCCCACGACCAGGCACAGCGCCAGGCCCTTGCCCACCCCCGTCAACCTATTCCAGAGTCGTCGCATCATATTCCTCCTATGGCAAGGACCAAATGTGAACCGTCGCAGAAAGACCCGTGTCGCATATGACACTTACGCTGCGTATCGGCCGCTTCTCCCAATGCACCGTTTCCCCAGCTGCCAGCGGAACCGTCGTGGAATCCACCGTGGCCGCCCCATTAAACTGATAATACACCGGGTCCCCGCTCACATTGCGGATATACCCTTCCATCCCCGGCTGCGGCGTCCCGCCACCCGCCGTAAAGGTAATCGTCGTGGTGCTTACTGTGGCTGTGGCCGCCACCACCTTGGAGAACGGCATCAGGCCCCAGGCCACTCCCCCCAGCAGCACCACCGCCAGACTCCCCACCAGGCCCCACCGCCACTGCATTGCGTTGTCCTCCTACGGGACCATGCCAGCCACGGCCGCGTTCAGTGCGTCCAAGCGCGCAACCGCCTGGTCAATTTTCTCTTGATCGACCATATCCGCCTCAAGAATCGCTTTAATCGCGGCCGTTTCATCGGCCACGGTCTGCGTTAAGGTGGTAATCATAGTCTCTAACCGTTCAGTGGATGCCATAAGCTTCGTCTCCAAGGCGTGGAGCGCCTGTAAAATATGTGTCGTCTCGTGTCCGTCCATCCCATGCCAATACAGATGCACATGCAGGGTTAAATCAATGGGCGTTCCTCCTCTGTTACAACCGACCACTCAGCAGCAGGATCACCAGAATAATCACCAGCACAAAGCCCAGGCCCGAGGGACCGTATCCCATTTGGTGATAGCCCCATGTCGGGAGACCACCCAGGCTGAAAATGATGAGGATGACCAACAAAACCAGCAACATACGTTTATGCCCTCCCCTCTGCGCCCCTCCGAAACTGCTCCACCAGTTCTTCGTATGTCGGAATCAGTGCCAGGACATCATCTTTTGGCGCACCAGGCGGAAGCGTGGCACGCTTCCGATGCCCACACATGCAGCACACGACATGCGCCTTGCTGAGGACTGTCTTGTCCTGGCAGTAGCAGTGGTCCGCCGGGTTGCAATGGCTCCATATCACGGCCTCAGCACGAGTGGTGGTTTGTGTAAATCATTGACAATCTTGGAAATGCATCGAAAGTTCACCCCGGCCAATTCCGTGATATCGGCCTGGTCCACGACGGCCGCCGTCGGGTACAGCGCCACAAAGGCCGCAAACGCCCGTTGGACCGCCTCTTCCATGTTCTGCTGGGTCAGCCCGCCACTCTCCACCAGGTCATCCACTTCATCAATGAGGGGAGCCAGCGTGGGCAGAAACCGGAGGAGGACCGGGCTTTTCCCTACGCCCGGAATCCACCCCCAGATCATCGGGAGAAACAACAGCAAGGCTTTCAGTTGCAAGGCGAAACTCATACCCCCCTCCCTACGGCAAGGTTAGTTGCAAAATGACTTTGAGATTACTTGGGCTCAATACTTGTGTGACAAAAACTTCATTACTTTTATCAGACTCAAGGTTCCCAGGCGCCGTCGCGGTTAAGGCGTAATACTCACCGGCCGCACACTGCGTGGTATACGTTGGTTTCGTCGCATCTGGCAGGGACGACACAGGAATGATCACATAGCTGGTATAGGTTTTACTCACCACCCCTTTGTACAGGCGATAGGCATCAAAGGCTGGCCCTCCAGGCCCTGGCGGGGTCCAGGCCCAGGTACACGGCGCTGCGTGCGCCAGTCCCATGGTCAGCACACTGAGGAGCAGCAAGACACTCCCGGTCAAGACGCGTCTCATCGATAGACTCCTATCCCGGGAGCGGCGGGACAGGGGCCGCCACCGGGGTCATAATGCCCTGAAACACATACGTGGCCCCCATGCCGATCACGGTGACCAACAGCTCCACCGGAATCTCCCGCCCATCCTTACACAGGGCCATGGTGCGAAAGGGTTGCCCGATAATGCGGGAGGGCTCCCCGGCGCGGAACGCCTGCAAGCTCTCTCGATGCTTGGCCCGCAAGGCCGCGGGAACGGCGAGCGTGGCAAACTCCTTCCCCAGCACTTCCGCCGCGAGCCAGCCCAGGAGCTTCGTCGCCGCGGCATTCCAATCCTGGACATGGCCGGTGGCCGTGAGGACGATACACACCGGCGCCCGCTGTTCCACTTCCTGGACGAGGAGCCGCCGCGTCGTGTCGGCCTCCATCGCCTCATGCTTGGCATGCGTAAATGCGCTCTCCACCGCCAATAATTGCCGCTCCAAGCGCTCCATCCGCGAATTGGTGTTGTGATCGACCTTGTCGACCTTGGTATCCAACACCTCCTGGTTGGTGAGCACGCTCTCGGTCTTTTTGCGCAACGCCAGAATCTGCTGGCCAATCGCGCCAACAAGCAGCACGAGCACGCCGCCCACTGCCCCAATGATCGCTGTCATGTCCCCGATCGTCACGGCTTCCACCCTCTTACTACCGCACTGCATAGGCCTGCACCGCCTGGATCCGCCCCAGGACGGTGTACGTGGTAAAGCGCGTCGTGTCACTCTTCACCAGCCGCAGATCGACATAATCCGTGCCCACCTCCGCTAGGGATGACAGCTTCACCACCGCCACGTATTTGCCACAGTGTGTCGCGGTCATGGCAAACGGAGCACTGGGCATCCCGCCTACCTTGCGGAACGTGCCCCCATCCAGCGTACAGCCCGAGAGCGAGGCCGTCGTCGCCGCACCGTTCGTCACAGCCACATCCTGCCCATAGCACGCCAGATGCCCCGTGCAGTCGTCGGTCAGCGTGTACCAGTTGGCGTCCGCCGCGTTGCTACTCGTGCAGTTGGTGCTGTCACAGGCCTGAAAGATATGGCTCGCGGCCGGACAGTCGTTGGTACTGCATGAGAACTCCAGATGTTCCTGCGCGGTCGCCCCCGGGGGGAGGTAGCAGGGCGCATCCAGCACCGCATCACGAATCGTCAGTCCCTGGGTAAACGTCTCCCCGGCCAGCGCACAGCGCGCATGGGTCTGCGCCAGCACGCCATCCCCAGCCGGAGGCGCCGGGGCGTTGTTGGTGATATTCTTGCACCCCGCCGCCAGTTCCGTCGTGCCATTGGTGATGGGAGACGCGGTGCCCTGGGTGTAGCAGAGTTGCCGCTGCGCCTCGCCGTAGACAAAGGGGGGCGTAATCGGGATGGCGTACTGGCTCACATTAATGCGGTCGATACTGGCAGACACCGTATGCCCCGCATCGACGGCCAGGCCCGTGGCACCGGTCGCTGGCACAATCGCCCCCCCGGCCGGGTCCAGGGTCGCGACAATCGTGGTGAGATCCTCCGCTGCCACCGTCGCCAGCAGCAGCGTGGGCGCCGCGGGCGGCGCCGCCACCTGGTTCACGCAGTTCGCGATGGCCCCGTAGGCAAAATCGGCTAATGCGACACCCGTGCTGCCCGTGATGTTGCTGGCCACTGCCTTGACTCGCACGGTATGCCCCGTGACGAACGCCGTTGTCGTGGTAAACTCAAACTCATTCACGCCAATCCGCGTCCCTGTGCCGCTCATGGTCTTGTCCACACCGTTGTCATCAAAGGTGATGCCCGTGGCGCCAGACGCCGGGAGCATGTTCCCTGCCACACCTGAGCTAAACGTAATGCGCGCGGTCACATCAGACGCGGTATCGGGAATCAGACACGAGATGGGCAGGGGCGGCGGATCGGTCCCCCCAGTGAGGGTGTTGGTGATTGACTGGCTGGTGACGGCCAGCCGCTCGCCCGCAACGCCATTCGTCCCCCCGACCTGCTTCCCCGACTTGATCGCACCAGCCACCGTATAGAGCTTCAATACATCGCTCGGCTGCATGCTGGCGCCACTGACCGTCAAGAGGAGCGAGGCCCCGCCGGCTTCGACCGGGCAGGCCGTCACCGTCCGCGCCGTGCCCGTCGTCGTGGCATCGCAAATGCCCCCCGCCGGGTTGACACAGACGTACATCAGCCCACACGTCACGGTGATGGGGGTCTCAATGGCGCAGACCGTCGCCCGGAGCGTATGGGTATCCACGGTCGTCACCGTCGGCACCGTGGGAATTTCGAGGGCGCCTGGGTCCCCTTGGGTATTGTTGGGACAGGCCGGGCTAAAGCTGAGACTGTTGACGGCCGGGCTCGTACTCGTCAAGTTCACATTCGTCGCCGAGACAAACAGCGGGTCGGCCACCTGGCTACTCGTGTCGGGCGTGCCACTCCGCGCCTGCCAGGTCCCCAGGGTTTTACTGACCCCGCCCTCAAAGAACGGCTTGCGCCCTGTCGTGTGATGCAAAAACACATTCTGAGTCGCCGCCGTCTTCCCGCCCGTCCAATTGGCGCTGGCATTGCCCCCGAGTTCGGCACTACTGGCCGTGGCGTCCGTGTTCACCCCGTTGTTGGCCACGATACTGCGAGAGAGATTGACGGTTGCGCCGGCGGTATTGGCCTCTATCCCCATCCGGCTATTCCCCACAATCGTGCAGTTCGTGGCATTTACGGTGAGCCCCGCATGTTGCGCGACGAGCCCATCATACGCCCGGACGAGCAGGCAGCGGTTCAGCGTCACCGTGCCCGGGCCATTCAGAAAGACGGCGGAGGCAGGCACGCCAGCGGCCGCACAGGCGGGAATCCGGGGATCACTGAGGCTGGTGAGATGATCATGGCTATACAAGCCATTGAACGTGACCGGGACGGCGGTCGAATTGGCCCCGTTATTAGGCCCCCCGCCATTGTGCACGTTGAGGTTCGTGAGGACGATATTCGACCGCTGGCACGGCGTCCCATTATGGCAGGCCGCAAAGCCACCATGAGCAAAACTGTTATACATCTCGCCGTCTACGTCCAGGTAATCCGCAATGCTCCCATTTTTACTCAGGTCCTCCTGATCGCGCCCGGAGTCATGCCGGACCACCCGCGTGAAGGTCACATCCTGAATCACGTCCGAAGCCACATTCGTGAGGAGATACACGAGCGGCTGGCCGTCACTCGTCCCACAGCCACTACAGGCATTCCCCACCACGGTCCGGGGCGCACTAAAGGACAACTCGACGTCCGTGACGGTAATGTGCCGGGCGTTGAATCCAATGTAGAGGGCCTGTTTCGGCGCCCCGCGAATGACGAGATTACTCACGTCCCAGTAGTCACGATCAATCAGCAGCATGGGCTGTGTTGCGCCAGTCGTCGCGATGCTCAAGGCCTCGAACCCCGGATTGCTAAAGGTATCCGGGTCCGCATCGTTCCAGGTGTACAGCTTGGCCTCGGCCGTGTTGTAGCACCACTGGTTGTTACTGGCGAGGTGTGCCGGGCAGGAGACCGGCGTACAGGAATTCGTGGCGCAACATGGGGGGTTATTCCCGCTCCCCGGCGCAATGTAGGTCCAACTGGAACGATTCGGATGCCAGCCGTGATCCAGGTTCATATGGGTCGATGGATTGGCCGGATCATAGTCACAGGTGTAGCCGCGATGCGTCACCCCCACCATGGCAGCGGTGCCACACTGCTTATCCGCGTCCTGGAGCACCGTGGCATAGGGATTGACCGACTGGCTCGCCCACCAGACTTTGGCTTTCTCCCCACTACTCAACACACTGCACTGGCCGACGTTGCCGGTACACGTTGTCCAGCCCGTCACGAGGCTCAGGGGCGTAATAATGGGACGCACCAGCGAATTGCGAATCGTGGTACAGTTGTAGTTGGTCAGGGTAATATGCTGACTCGCCGTCCCCGAGTTGACGGTATTCGCCAAGTCGTACATGCGATGGATGGCGCCGTTACACACCCGGATCGTATCGCCTGCCACAGACACATCGACGGCGCCTTTGAGCGTCTCCTTGGCCAGCGCTTCGGTGAGGCCCGAATCGGCATTGTTCCCTGTGGGTTGATCGACATACCGCACGGTGGCCCAGGCAGGCGCAGCGAGCCCGACACAGAGGCACAGCAGGCCCAGGAACACGCGCAGATGTCGCATTATGTGATGGTCCTCACAATCGCTTGCATTGGGCCACAACGGCGGATATAACTCTTGCTGCACTGTGCAGAGTTCCACGGACCCACACCCAGAAAGGATGGACGCCGATGCATCGACAGCTCATGGTTTTGGCACTGCTCCTGACCGCGACCCAAACCTTCGCCGCCAATGGGTGCCCCTCGGTAATTCCCAACGTGGCAGGCCGCACCTTTTTTGACTTGACCGCGACGCAGACCACCCGGTTGCTCGCAGCCACCGACACCACCAGCCGCCTCGCAGCCGAACAGACCACCACGGGCGAAATGGCCGCGTTGGTGGACTGTGCCGACTACGCCGACTGCTGGCAGTTTTTGCCGGGTGATACCCAGGTGGCCCACTGCTGTAGCGATATTGCGCCTACCCCCGAACCGCCGCCCCCCACGATGTCTCCTGCCTGTTTGCAGACCTTTACGAACCAGGTGGTCATGACGCGCAACAGTACAGGCGCGTACCTCTATCGCACGGCCACGGAACGCGAAGCCATGCGCCGACTGCTCAAAGCCCAGGTCCGCACGGGGATCGGCTTTGATCAACCCACCTGGGACACCCTGTGTGTGCATCAATAACCGCATCGCCAGTCCCTACTTGCTACAGGCGTGATAGAGTTGCGTCCAGTCGGCTGCCCACTCGACACAATCCGTGTCCGTGGGCAGCGGGCCACAGTCAAAGCCCGGCCGGTACCGCGCCCAAATCACATTCTGCGCATTCCCAATGGCCGCCGGGTCCGTGCTGGCAGCGGCGGCGCGGAGTTGGGCCACCTCCTCAGGGAGCAGGACCACTTTGGTGAGGCCGTGCGTCTCCCAGATCTTGACGGTGCGACAGGCCGGTTGCACCGCGACGGCACTCCCGGCGATGCACCACCCCACCAGCACCCCAATGACCAGTCCGGTTAGTTTCCCAGCCATAAGAGTCCTCCACCGGGGCGCATCCGGTCCGCAATCGCCCACCAGTAGTGCAGCACCCCCGTGGTGTTACAGTTCACCACCGTGCCAATTTGGAACCCCGTCGTACTCATGGACTGAATGCAGTCCGCGGCGGCCACGGCGCTATCCTGAAAACTCAGATCGCCCACTTGCACCCCAAAGCGGTAGCCAATATGCACCGTTGACGCCACCTTGGTCAGTAGGAACAGCGGCACTTTGGTCCAGACGCTGGTGATATCGCGGTTATCCGCCGCATCCCCGGTATAGCTGCCGGTCCATTCCGCCCCCGGACTCGCGGCCACCGCCACGTAGGCAAAGGACGAGCCGCTATTATTGACCGCCGCGTTGGTCCCCAGTTGAAACCCATCACTGTTGAGGGCCTGAATAAAGTCGGCGGCACAATTCAGGTTGCCCCACCGGCAGGACAGATCCCCGGCGGTCGCCGCCGACCGCCAGCTCCCCGTGCTACTGTTGTTACGCACAATCGTCACAAAGGCCGGGGCAAACGCTGGGCTGATGGTGAGGTTCCGCCCATCGGCCGCATCCCCGGTATACGTGCCCGTGGTGACCCCACTGCCGCCCAGCGCCACGTAGTCATAAGTAACGGCGTTGACATTGTCGCCGGTCCCAACCTGAAACGTGCCCGTGCCGAGGGATTGCACGAGGTCCGCCGCCCACACGCCAGCCGCCATCAGGCCCGCCGTGAGGTCCGCGCCCATGGTGTCCGTGGTAAAGTGCATTTGGGTCGCACCACTGCCCTTGAGGAACAGTGCCTTGATGGGAAACACCGGGGTGACGGCGATATCCCGGTTGTCCGCCGCATTGCCCACGAAGCTTCCGACCGCCACGCGGACCTCCGCCACCGCCAGTCCCGATACCAGCAGGAGTGCACAGAGCACAGAGAGGGCACGGCGGAGTCGCATCATGGCACAAGGGCTCCCAGGTCAATACACCGCTGGTCCGTGGGAGTCAGCTCACAGTATTGCCCGATCTTCAGCGAAATATTGCGCTGTTTGTTGGCCGCAAAGTTCAGGAGATGGTCCCGTAAGACACTCACCAGATAGGCGTGTGCGTCAGGAGTCCCGCAGACAAGCGGGTCATCGGTGCAATACCGTTTCTCTGGGGTCCCATTCGCGACATAGGCCGCGTTCTGCGCGTTCGTCGCGGCCAGGAGGACGGTTTCCTGGTTGGCGGTCAGGGTGAGGGAATGATTCCCCGCCTGGGCCGCCAGGGGCAGGACAAGGAGTACGAGCACCAGCAGGTATTTCATGCGCCATCCTTCTTAGTTCGACGTCGTCTTCAGCCAGGTCATTAACCCACCTGTCCACATGCCGGTGGTAATGGATTGCGTAGCCGTGCCGCTATCTTCGTTGTCAATAATGAGCCGGAGCGACTCCCCGGCACTACAGCCCGAGGTGGTAATGGCCACGGTATTGGAATGGTTGATCGTGTTGGTTTGATTGGAGAAGGTAATGGTCGCGGTGTTGGTGGTCCCCGTCGCCGGCGCCGTCGCCAACTGCTCGGTGGTCGCCGTGCACACCACTTGCATGTCAGCAATCATCGTCAACCCGCTCTGGTTCGTCAGGGAAAAGCCCGTGAGGGTGACACTGAGCACCCCGGCATCCCACGTGCTCGGCATTTTGGGAATCCGCAGCACCATCCGGCCGTTATCGTTGTCCAGACAGGAGATGGTGGTCTCAGCCGGATAGCTGCTCTGCGCCACGTCGCTTTGCACACAATTCACGCCGTCCACGACCAGGTTCGCCGCCGTAAACGCGATATCACTGGTGAACTTCCCGCTCCCCGTCATGGTCAGCGTGCCTGTGAGCGTCCCTCCCGCCGCCGGGAGCAGTCCCGCTTCCGCCACGGTCCCCGGCACGAGCTTTTTACTACTGTCGAAGACCGCAATCTTGGAGGCCGTCGCATCGGTGACAATCGGCCCCACCGCCAGGGTCGTCGCGCCGGTGACGGTCAGCTTGTTCTGCGAGCCACAACTCTCCACCGCCGCATAGGTCGTGAGCCCCGTATCGTCCATCGTCCGGCAGGTCACCTGGGTGCCCGCGCCGTTATCGATGCTGGTGGTTTCCGATTTCCCCGCCTCAATCGTATTGTTAAACGGCAGCCGGACCCCCGCCGCATCGTAGCACCGGAGGCCTGGCGCTCCAGCAACAATGCCTTGCTCACAGCGCAGATCGGGATCCCCCGCATCCGTGGTAATGAGCGCCGTCGTGGTACTGTTGCCCACGGTGGACACCGCTTGCAGGCTGGGCGTACTGGCAGATCCCGCCGCCTGGGTGTAGACAGTATCCGCGCCAAAAAAGACCGCGAGTGGACTGCGCTGGACACACACAATGTAGGGATAGGCGGCCGCCTCACTGGCGCAGTCGGTGGCAAGTTTGACGTAGGTGAGCGTGATGCCTACGGCCCCCACGCAACAGAGCGCCAGGGTGGTGAGAAGCCAGGGACGGAGACGGCGCCATGGGAGCAGCCAGCGACGCTGAGGAGTCAGCAGGCGCTGCGCCTGCCGGAGGAGACGAGCCAACCGCCATTCCGCGATGCACCGCTGCCACCAGGACATAGCGAGGTATCCATATGGATGAGGGCTGAGCTGCCTGAGGGTACCTCCTCAAGCAACCCTATAGAATTGTGGTGCGGGAAAGCTCTGGTGAGGACGGCAAGTAAGGACAATGGGCACCCCACGCAGAGGTACCCACGATATCAAGAGGATAGGTAAAAAATATCGGGAAGTCAAGACATATAGGACAGATAGAACGACTGGGTGTCCTATTTCCGAGGAGCCTAGGTCATACTGGGGTCCACCCACAGCACAAATGTCGCACCATCCCAGAGGTAGTGAATACACCCGCCAATGATCAGAGACGTTCCCGGCAGCAGGCGCAGCGGAGTCCCCGGCACCTTGACCACGTGCGGCGCGTCGATCACCATGCGCTGGCGTCCCACGACCCGGCCCTGCGCATCCAGAATGACGCGCTCATCGACCAGGGGCGGCAGGTCGTAGCCATCCGAGTCCAGCCCGTGCCAGGGCATACGCACTACTCCCCATGCACCAAAGAGTCGATACACACCCCCAGCACCTCCGCAATAGCCGCAATCGTCCAGACACTGGGATTGACCGCTTTTCCCGCGCAAATACGCTGTAAGGCACTCTCCGCAATATGGCTACGTTTCGCTAACTCATAGACCGTCACGTGTTCGCGCTGAAGTAGCGTCAGAATCCGCACAGCCAGCAGGGCGTTGTCCTTTTCGATGATGGCCACCTCCATATGCATCTCCTTTGAGGTGTTCAAAGAGAACATACGTACTAATATATATAGGAATAATAATTTATGCCACCTCAAAATTTATTTTGAATACCACTTGACGACACCTCAATTGAGGGGTATATTATCACTGGTAACAGGATGGCACAACGGAAGAGCCGAAGCGGAGAGTAAAGCTGGAACGTTACCAGCGGTACGCGAGGCAGGGACGCAATAACCCCGCAACCTGAGCAGAGGGGGTAAGAAGCGAAAGACCCACTCTGGTGCTCGCGCCTCACACGGGGAGGTTCAATGAAAGACAACCAATTGAAGCGTATGAACACCGCCCCACAAGGAGACACGACCATGTACCGCATGCAGGCCCGACGACAGCAGCAGGAGCGCCTCAGCTATGTGCTCCTCACCGCCGCACTGATCATTCCGTTGGGAATCATTGGATGGGTCATTATGATGGCATTACAGGGCTAACACACCCCACACAGGAGCACGACCATGGCAAAGCGCATTCTCACCAAAGGCAGCCGCGTGGCGATCATTGGCCAACTCTCCGGCCGCTGGACGGTGTATGTTGGCTATCAGGGCTCGCAGCACATTCCTGGGGAAGAAACGATCCCCGGCCGCTGGTTCAAGGGCTACAAGGATTGTAGCGCCACGTTTGCGACGGAAAAGACCGCGCTGAAGAAAGCGCAGGAGTTTCTGACCCACTGAGGGAGCCGTACATGAAGTATCGCGACCAGGCCATCAATGTCGTCTACGGCTGGGAGACCAACTACAAGAAATCCCTAACCGACGTGGACAGGGAGGGATTGGTGAGTATGATTGCGTACGCCCTGCGCAAAGCGGCATACTTTGCCCAAAAACCACAGGCGGAACCCGTTATCCACCCGGATGCCTAGCCGCACGCACAGGAGCACAGGATGTGGCAATTGTGGATCGTCTGTCACAATGGGCGGTACATTGCCAATATCGCCCCCACGCTCCAGCCACTGCTTCAGGAGGGGCAGGAGATGCTGGTCAAGTTTAGTGGAGGATATTCCAGCCTACAGTACGTCTGTATCGAAAAACTCTGGTAGGGAGAGTCTCATGGACCGCAACTTCAATGCACACCTCGCACTACAGGCGCACCGCGAGACATTACGACTCTACCGCGCCCTCTATGCGGCCGCTGAAATCGCCTGGAAACACTGGTATGAGTTTGGGCCAGAGCATGGGTTTGGCGAATGTATGGACCGAATCGAGCGGGAATTAGCGGCGCTCGGAGCATTGACCGAGCAGAAGTTTGACAAAAAACAGGTCTTTGACATGCTTGGGCGCATGTTTGACGAGGAGAGGAAGCCCAGAAAGTGAGGGGATATGTCCAACACCATCAAGCTCATGGCCCGCGTCAATGGCGAGGAGTATACGCAAATTGTGGAGGTGGAGGAATCAACCACAGAGAGTGATTGCGACGATCTGGCCGAAGAGTTTTACTGGCACATTGCGCACATGGAAAATAACGATGGGTATCAATGGGAGGAAGTCCCCGATGGCGCAGCAGCGGTATCACCCCTGCGAGAACCGCCACGGCTGTGAGCGCCTGGTCGCGCAGGGCACGGAGTACTGCTGTCTGCCCTGTCGCTTGGCGGCAGAAGGCGGCTACGAGATCCACGAGGGCGGGATCCTTGGGCATTCTGAGGGATGTGACACACGGCAAAAGCTGAGAAGGATGGAGTAAATGGCCACACTGAACATGGACGAAAACGACATCGTTGCCACCTTGGCCGACCTCGGACTGACCGGACAGGCCAGGTTGCACGGCATCATCCTGTCTACACGGCAAGAGAACGATGCCGAGTGGATGTTTGCTGGCTCCGTTGCCGATGAGCAAGAAGCGCAACGGACAATTGATGCCTACTTTGCCTAAACGACACCCCGCGCCGCCGATTCCTGCCACAGAGTGACGGCGCGGGAGGAATCCCTTTCCCCACACAAGGAATGGAGCGCACATGACTGTACCACAGACCGAGCCACACGACAAGCACCGCGTGCGGCGTCCTGGGATGTCCAGAGGCTGGAGAGCGCGGCAGATGAGTCCTGAGGCGTTGGCGAAAGACATCGCAGAGTCCATCATGTTGGACAGCGTGTATGGCCAGCCGGTACGCACACCGGACGCATTTACCACCTGTCCCGAAACGGTAGCCCTCGTCGCGGCCCTGCTGGCTGCGGCCTAACCCCCACGGGGCGGGACATCCCGCCCCACAAGGAGACCTAACCGTGGCACACGACACAGACGCCTATGCGTACCACGGCTACATGGTGCGCGAGGCAGACACCGCTCCCGACGAGATCCGTCTCTGGTACGCCACCCCACTGGATCGCGACGAAGAGCTCTATGGGCCATGTGAAAGCCCCGCAGACGTCGAGACATGGATTGACGAGAAGCAGACTGAGTAATCACCAGACCGGGCGGGCCATCCCGCCCTCAGAAGGAGCACACACATGGACGCAGCAGCACGGCAGCAGATACGACAGGCCCAAGACGAACACGAAGCGCTCTACGATGCCCTCCAGGCCACGCTGTCCGCCGCCGAGTGGCAGGCCCTCATCGCCTTCAACACCTATTGCGCACACAAATGCGGCCTCCGCCTCGACCTGTATCGACGCGACACAGGCACCCCAGCCTATCGATTTCGCCCAATGACCCCGGCAGAAATCCAGGACTGGGCGGAAGGTCGCGTCGAGGATCAACTCTAACCACCCCGCACCGGGCGGGCCGCCCCGCCCCACAAGGAGCCCTGACCATGTCCCCTGAGACGGTGTACCGCACGGCCACCCGCCACTTCACCGTGGTGGAGGCCCATCCCTATCATCAGCGGCTGGCGCCCCCGACCCGGGGCCTCACCAATCCGACCCTACCGCCCGACGACAGCGGGGTGTACCGGCGCGCCTATGACCCGCAGTGCCCACGGTGTCGCGCCGAGAGGAGCCACAACCATGGCCACTGACGTGATCAAGGAAGTCTATTGGGACGTGATAGCCACCAACCGCGACCGTTGTTTTACCGGCGGCGACTATGACTATGGACGGACCTTGTACCGGAACATTGAGACCGGACTGATTGAAGCAGAGCGGCACTGGACAAGTGCGGACTTCGAGTACTGCCCTGTCTACGGCGGGTTTGGCTGTTCCCATGGCTACCTGGATGCCGAATGCCATGTGGCCCTGTGGGAGACAATCGACAGTCTCCACGTGCTCTTTACCGTCGAGATGCTCCCGACCACCAGAAAGGACTAACCCATGACCACGCTCACGACCGACGATCCAGAGTCCCTCCTGTTACGCGCCCTGCACGTCACGCAGCAAGCGCACATCAACGCCCTTCTGGTCCTGAATATGCGCTACTACGCCGCCCTACAACGCCTCGCGGTGGTGCACACGCCCCGGGGCTGGCGGTGTAGCCTATGTCACAGGACCGGCCTGACGGCGGCCCTGCTCACGCATTGCGGGAGCTGCCTGCTGGTCGCCCCATCCGCCTAACCGCCTCTGGGCACTCCCCACAGAGTGCCCTAGAAATACCAGCAGTCTTTCAGCTGCCCCGACCCCCGGCAGTTGGGACACTGCTGGATGTCCCCATCATACGGCCCATTGATATAATCATCACTGTCCCAATTGACCCCTACAATCCCCCAGCCCTCGCCCCCGCAGGTCCAGCAGGACGTGTCGCAGAGCGGACACCCTTCCTGTTGACACCCACAGCGGTCCTCCTCCTCGCGCTCGTCCACTGGCTCAGCCATCTTGGTCCCTCCGCGTACCCGCCTCCACGGCCACGCGCGGGAGGAACGGGTCGCCCTCCCGCTGCCGCCGCATCCCCCCACACCACTCCGGACTGGCACAGTGCCAATAATCCGCAGACCGGCAGTCCGGACAATACAGCCCCGCCGGACAGTCGCGGACTGGCGCATCCGCCGCCGGCACCGGCTCCAAATAGTCCCAGGGTTCCCGTGTCATGTCAAAACCTCCAGTGTGCCATTCTACCCACCCAGCAGCCTCACCAAGCCACGCTGCCTATATCCCCACGCTTTTCACCCGTTCTCGCAGCCGTGGCCCCCTCTCGTTCGCCGTTGCGCTATTCCTGTGGCTCTTCTCGCACCACCCCCGCACAATGCGGCAAACTGGGATGCGGATGCAGCATGTCATGCACACGCACCCAGAACCCACAGTACCCGCACTCCCGCTCCAGGACACGCTTGAGCAGCCGCGTGGCTGCCGGGAGCGGCAGGCCCACGACGCGCGCCAGCACCTCGCAGACCGGGCAGCCGAGGGGTGGGTAGGTGGCGAGCATCAGCGCACCCTCCCCTTCTTCTTCCGCACCGGCGCCTCCCCGGCGGGCAGTGCTGGCACCACGAGCACGGGTTGCTCCTCTTCCAGTCCACACACGGTACAGCGAGCCGCGTACAGGCTGCGCGAAAAGTACGCGGTAATGAGGTGCCAGTCGCAGACATGGGGCTCGCTCATGGCTGCTGCCCCTCCAGTGGCTCATACGTCGCATACAGCCGCCGCACCTCCGCGAGCACCTCGGGCAACATGTCATGGCACAGGCAGTAGAACACCGCATTGGCCTGACTCGTGCGCCCATTGCCCGTGATCGCCACCCACACGGCTTCCTCAGCGGGGTCTTTGCCTTCCTCGAGTTGAATGACCCCATGCACGGTCGCCCCCGGGGACCTGCGGACACAATCGGCAAAGTACTGCACCGGGTCCTGATCGTCGGGGAACGCCGCCCAGGCGACCGGGGCGGACGTGGCCGCGGCCGTCAGGCCCTCCAGGGAGGCTAGCAGATCACGGGAGAGCGGCATGAGAGTCCTCCGTCGGAAAGAGCCCTGGCGCGTCCGCGAGCGCCACCGCCTGGAGCGTCGTGACAATGTCCTGTTGCAGGCTGATGCGCGCGTCCGCATCCCGTTGCAGGAGTACGCCCTGGCGAACGTAGTGGGCATACACCCGCTCCATCCGCTCCAACTGATTCTGGGCTTCGGTAATCTGTTGGGCAATGGTGCTCATACGAACCTCCCTTGGGTTATTGCTGCCGGAATCCTGGCCACAGCCAACACACCACACGACTGAGCCGTGCTGCAAGACTGGGCGCCCATGCAAACACTTCCGCAAGAAACCACACCACAACTCGTTTTGTCCGCACGCCCCAGCCCATTGGTGGCAATAGATGCATTAGTCGGCAACTCCTTCAGCCCCTTCTGGGCCAAATTCGTTGTACCGTCCACAGCTTTTCTCTAGCCATAAATCAATCTTCCCCGGATGACCAATCTCTCGATACCGCACTTTTTGCACATGCAACTCAACGTGACCGTCTCCCGCCTCAACATCCCGCCAGAGGGTTAAGCAGTTATCCGCTTTATTCCGCCAATGGGAACTACCAGAAATGTCATAGGGGCTTGGTGGAGGGTATTGCCCTGCATACGCACCGGAGACCGCCTTTGTCATCTTGGTCGGATGCACCACAATCCAGACATGCACCCCGTGAATACGGGCAAACCGCCGAATCTGTGTCAGGGTTTGGGAGATGTATTCTGTTTCGGTCATATGCGAGGGACGACTGTGCTCAATCTCATTCCACGGATCAATAATGAGCCCCTTAATGCCCATGCGATAGACCTGGACCTTGGCAAGATCGAGCAACGCGCCAATGGTCGGGGCTTCGTCCTCTGGAAGCAGAAAGCAGAAGCTCGCGTTGAGCCAGTCCATAGCCTGTTCCATCTGCTGGGGAGGCATCCGGACCGCCGCACCATCAAATGGTTGGCCAGTCTGTTGCTCCATCAGGAGCGCCGCATAGCGTTCGAGCGGATATTGTTCCGGGGTAAACACCGCAAAACGCCAGCCGTGCGAGGCCGCGAGATTGATCATCATGGCACTCACAAACTGACTCTTCCCGTGCGACGGAATCCCTGTGACAATGGTAAACTCTCCCGCTCGCACGGTGTAATGCTGCGCCACTTTGTGCCATCCTGGAGACGTGCCACGCTGTATCCCCTGATGGTAGAGTTGGGTAATGCCATTGCGAATCATGTCAATGGTGACAATCCCCTGGACAGGCCAGGGCTCCGCATGCTCGATACATTCCCGCACGATATGTGCGCCCTGATGCATCAGCACATCGTTGGCATCTTTACATTCACTGGACCACTGCACGGTATAGCAGCGTTCCGGGCCAAGCCTTCGCGCCAGCTCTTGCGCCAGGCGCTGCCCAGGGAGGTCATTGTCTACGGCCAGGATAATGCGCTTGAGCGGTTTCAGGAGCGCTTCTGCGGAGAGGAGAAAGTCAAATTTGTGCTCATAATGCTTTGTGTCTGGCGCTGGCGCACCATCGGGCACTGAGACGACACTCGTATAGCCCGCCACTTCGAGCGACAGCTTGTCGATTTCCCCTTCGCAGATCAGTACGGTGCTTCCCGCGATATCATCCAACCCGTACAAGATGCGCTCGGCACCGCCAGACATCCGGAAGAACTTGCGCCCATCGCGGTATTTGACATTGACCACTTCGCCGTTCCGAAAATAGGGGAACTGGATGGCGGGAACCTCTTGTTCAACCTGAGGCATGTATACCGGGCCGTAGCTGATGCGATTCCGGGCCAGAATCTTTTCAGGAATCTCCCGTGTAGCAAACCAGTCAACCACGCGCTGGGGAAGCGCCGTCTGTCGGTAGACTGGTTTGCGAAAAATGAGCGGGGTGGCATACGGGTTGGACCGTCGGTCTTCCCCTTTCCCGAGGGTGCCAGACCACTCACAATGCCAGCAATGCCACACGCCTTTATCAAGATTGAGGTTGAGACACGGGTAGTGTTTTTTCTTGCGGTGAGCCGAACACGCCGGACACACCGTTTTGAATTCGCCCGTGGTATGTCCTTTGGTATCGATGCCAAAATCTGTCCACGTCCGTTGCATATCATGCTCCTGTTAGAGAACTAACCCGCTGCGGGTAGACTGTCCCCCACGTGGGGAGAGACGCGCAGCAGCATTGCGCATCCATTTGCGCCACGCTTTGGCCCAATCGCTATGCGGGTCTTTGTACTCGTGGTCGCGCATCTGCGCCGTTTCCCAGTCAATATCGACGGCTGGGACTTCACGCGCAGCCCATAATCGGAGCGCCTCAGTGACGACAAAGGTGTCTGGCACAAATTTCGAAATGGGCGATAGGTTTGACCTGGGGGAGACTCTAGAGAGGGGGTCTTTCTTACTCTTCTTCAATCCTAGCTTCTTCTCAATCCTAGAAGACAAATCAGGTTGACCGAAATTCGGTTGAACGGATTTCTGTACAGGTTCACCGAAATCAGGTTTGGTGACTTCGGATGAAGCGCTTGATTTTTCTACACATTCACCGAAATCAGGTTTGGCGACTTCGGCTCCGAAATTATGTTTCGTGACTTCGGTACCGATATCAGGTTTAATGATTTCGGTTGGGCATTCGTACACAATCGTTTCCCAGCCGGTAAACTTTCCTCCGTGTCCCTTGACACGTTCCCGCTTCGCATAGCCGATGGCTTCGAGTTCATGAAATGCCGAAGCAATAGAAATCCGGCCCTCGCTTGGACTTTGGGCCACAAGATCTTCATAGCGGATTTCCCAATTGTCTGGCTTAGTGAGGAGGTAGGTGAGCAGCCCGCGTGCCCTGAAGCTCAGGCGCGTATCATTCAGGCCGGTTTTATCCAGAATGACATAGTTATGCTCATGTCTGAGCACACGAACTATCGGCATAACATCCCCTCTGCCCATTTGTTCCCTCTGGCACGGACGTGATACATGGTGTATATTCCCAGTAACGTACTGGCTTCATGATACATTACCAGCAACTTACTGGCAATAGAATAATGGATAAACCAAAGCGGCGAAAATCCCCAAAAAGTGCGATGGCGACCAAGAAAGTCACCATCGTGATCCCCGAGGCCCTAGACGCGCACATCTACGCGCTCGCGGAACAGGAGTACGTCGGGATAAGTGAGATGTACGCCTGCCTCCTCCAAGAAGCGCTCGACCACCGCGCGCGCCAGGGCTAGCCCATCACCACCGCACACGGGACCGCCGCCCCGGCCGCCGACTCCGGCGCCGCACCTCCGCCCGTGGCAGGGCCGCGACTTCCGCTGCCGCGCGCGCATTGTTACACCGCAGACACGCCAGCACCGTCCGCTCCTCGCCATCGGGGCCTCTCTCCCGTCGCCCCGGATCGAGTCGGCTCCGGAGGTGGTCGACCGTCGCCATCTCGGGCGGCAGGTGTTTGAGATGCGCCGACGGATACCCCGGCATCTCCTCCGGGGGAATCGTCTTGACCCCACAATAGACACAGTGCGGATTCTGCGCCCAGAGCCGCCGCCGCCGGTATTTCAGCTTCGCCATGGCGCTCCTCCTCCCCGCACCGCCGACACTGCGCCACCCATGGAGCAAAGCAGCGGCGACACACCGGGCACTGCCACCCCTTCGGCGCCTGCTGCACCTCCAATGCGCGCAGCGTCTTCGCCTCATTCCGCGTGAGCGGCCGGAGATACCGCAGCATCTTGAGGCGGCTCGCTTCCTTGAGGGCCACCCGCTTCCCCTCGCGCATCCGCCCAATCGTGGAGAACGAGAGCCCACAGGCCTGTGCCACGATGCGGAGCGGCTGCCCCGCGCCTTTCGTCACAAAGGCCGTAATGAGTGCGTCGTCTGCCTCGCGCATAGCCTCCACTTCTCCCACACTGGTGTCCGCAGGCTGCCGCGCCAGCATCTCGTCCGGCACGAGCACCAACGCAGGCCCCGCCACGTTCAAGACGTTACGCATGGCGCTATCGAGCTTGACGCGGAGCCAGGTGGCGATGCTGGTCCCTTTGGCCGGATCGTAACTGGCATGCGCCAGGGTGATGGCGAGGTTGCCCACCTCCTGGTAGTCCGACCGATCCGTCCGCTTCCCCTGGGCACGCCACCAGAAATCCGCCCGCTGCGCGCATAGGACAAGCACCTGCGACCAGGGCAGGCCATGGCAGGTGGCGTCGTCCATCCTTCCCCCTAGCGCGGCGCCTCCACCCGCACATCGGTGAGCTGCCGCGCTACCTCCGGGTCCATCTTGTACCGCAGGTGGCGATCCATCGTCCGGCAGCCGAGGCGATACCCCTGCACACACACCCAGCACTCACAGGCCTTCAGGTCCCAATGCTGCGACATAATTTGGAGCACAATATCCCTCGGCGTCTGTAACAGGTCCTCAATCGTCATAGCGTCATGCCTCCTCTCTCGCTTCTCGTGACATCTCCTCCGCCACCGCCAACCCGTGCTCAAACTGCCGCAATGCCTCCGGCGTCAGGCTCGCCCGAAACGCCGCGATGTGGTCCAGGTACTCCTGCGCCGAGGGCACCTGCGGGAATAGCTTGAGCCTGGTCCCGCAGGTGCCCACAGGTCAGGGGCGTATGCTGCCCACAGGTGCGGCAGGTCGGCAGGCTGGGCACGGTGGTCCAGCGGCGACAGGTGGGGCAAAAGGTCTGGTCAGCGGGCATTAGGTCACTCCTCTGAGTAGTTGCAAACCGATCCATTTTGTATAGGCTGGGGGAATGGCTTGCGACAGTTCCTCGCGACTCATCCAATCAATCCCCATGGCTTTCTGGGCGTCTGCATGCGAGATAGACGGCCGACGAATCCGGCTGCCGCCCTTCGCGGTTTTGCCAATGGTGTGGCCCCGCCCTTTCGCCACGCCCCCAAAGACGATGGCGTAGTCTGCCGTATGATCGCCGCAGTCGGTGCCAAAGAGGAGGCGGGAGGATTCAAACAGGCGGTGACGTTTCACCCGGATCCCGAGCGCTAAGCCACAAATCTGTATGGGGAATCGGAGCGGAGCTCTCACGACATTCTCTAGGACATAGGGCACCTGCAACTGAAGGAGCATCTCCCGGAGCGGCGCAATGAGACGAGGGTGGTCGGTGCGGCCGTGGATGTTATTCGCGACGGTATAGGCCTGGCAGGGCGGGGAGGCGTGTATCAGATCATATTCCTGGCCATGTGCCGCAACGTATTCCAGCGCATCCGCCTGGATAAATGTCTCACCGCAATATCGTGCTTGAGGCTTGATATCGACACCGGTGACGCGGAATCCAGCATCCTGGTATCCTTTTGTTGCGCCACCAGCCCCGCAGAAGAGATCAAGAAGGTGTGGTTTGCTCATGACACGCCTCGTATGCTGCAAGGCGTGCTCGCAATATTGGATGTCTCCTCTGCTGGCGTCGTGTCCGATTGGTGTCCGGGACTGGGAGGGACACAGGGGGAATTGTCCGGCATTTTGGTGGGACTGGTAGAGCGAAGCAGTAGGAGTTTTCCCAAGGTTTTCCCCAAGAAAGACGCCATATGTTGCCCATCATGCGCAACCGGTTTCCCCGTCATAGAACCTCCTCGTCTGACAGTGTCCGCTCAGTGTCCGAGTTCAGAAAAAACGTAAAAGGATTCGGGGCATCCTCGGGAGGGGTGAATCCTCTGCCAAAGATATTCAATTGGGGTTGTAGCAGGGCGATACACCATCTTTCAAACAGCTTGGCCTCTTCTTCAGAGCATTCAAGGTAGGCGAAATCCGTAAAGGCCTTCTCCTCGCTGCGATGTCGGGCAATCCGAGTCATGATATCGGTCGATCGTCCAACGTAGACGATGGTCGTGAACGAGAGGAGAAAATAGAGCCCGCAGAGGGGCTTAAAGGGTTGCGCATGGCGACGGATTAACCATTCGACATGCTCCCGATCAATCGTCTTCAGCGTCAGTGGTCCATAGAGGGCTTCGAGGGGTTTTTTCCCAATACTGTGTAGATCGAGGACGTGGGAGAGCCGTTTTTTGAGCAAGAGCTGCGCAACAAACTCTGACGTGGAGCCAGAGGACTCCCGATGTTCCTTCCCATTCCGTGAGTAGGCAATCCACCAGATGTTCTTCCGCTGAAACACGCGTCCCTCACCCCGCATCTTCATCACTCTCCTTTTGCATATATAGTAACTGTCCCGAAGCGAATGCTTCGAGCCGCCGCATGGCCTCCCGCAAATCCGCATCACTGACAATATGATACCGATCAAACATACTCCGCGTGGCATGCCCACTGATGGCCATGGCGACTCGCTCCGGAATCCCCGCCTGCACCATGTTCCGGACGGCCGTCCGGCGCAGATCGTGGAACAGCCGGTAGGGAATGCCCGCCTTGCGTGTGGCCGTCTTCCAGGCGGTGTCAATGTCCCGTACCCGGCGCCCCTCCCGATGAAAGACGTACGGCACCAGCCGATCCCCAACGGTCCGCTGCGTGGCGCGGTGGTCGATCACTCGGCGCAGGGGGCCATGGAGCGGAATCTGTCGTCCGCGCCGTGTTTTACTCTGCGCGCTTCGCAGTCGCACCGTCCCTGCCTTGAGATCCACATCCCGCCATTCGAGCGAGAGGATTTCGCCCTTCCGCCACCCGGTATAGTACCCAAAGCGCGTGATATCCTGGAGATACGGGGGGAGGTGCGGCAAGAGCCGGTCCAGGTCCGCCGCCTCAAAGAAGCCCTCCCGCACATTGTCCACCGGCAAGCGGCGGATGTGGGGCACACGCAGCACCTGTTGCCGCCGATAGCCGAGCTTCAGGGCTTGTCCCAGGAGTCCGGTGCGCCGGTTCACGCTGGCTGGTGCGGCCCCAGCCGCGCGCTGCGCCTGCACGAAGCGGTCAATGACTGTTTCCGTGACGTCCTGGGCGCGCATGGTGCCACAGAACGCCGTCACATGGGCCAGGTGGGACTGGATATGCCGGAGACTGGCGACATTGCGGAGCGCCAGGTCGGTGACCAGGGCCTCCAGCAGGGTGCTGAGGCGCACCGTCCGGCTGCCCGCACTGGGCAACGTCCCCTGGTCGCGTTGGGCTAATCGCTGGGTGAGGAGCATCCGGGCCTCACTGCGCCGGGGCGACCGGCTGCTTTCTCGGGATTCCTGGCCATTCGAGGAATACGCAATCCACCAGACGGGACCGCGCTTGAAGACACGACCATCGCCGCGCATAGGGTCTTCCTTTCGGGTTTGGGGAGGTTATGCGCGCGCATTATGGGGATCTCCGTTGCGGGAGGCAAGCCACTGCCGCATCCCGGCCTCGGAACAGTACCACCGGTGGCCATCGTGGATGGTAAACGGCAGCGTGGCCACCCGCTTGTAGAGCCATTTCTGTGTGACACCCAGGTGCCGTGCCGCGTCCGTGACCGTCAAGAGCGTCAGGCTGGCGGGCAGCGCGTGCGGGAGGAGCAGGAGTTGCACGCCCAGCGCACTCTGGAGCGCTGCAACCAGCGGGACGAGCGCGACCACCTCCTCTCGACTCAGTTCGGGCACGAGCGTGAGGAGCCGGTGCACCTGCTGCTGGGGCGTGTCCATTAGTCGTTGGTCCTTCCAAGGTGGCCCGCCAGGACGATGGAGATGCTGCTCGCCCAGCCGAAACAGCACCCCGCCAGCAGGAGCACCGGGCTACACTCGGTCTCAAAGAGCGACGTCACGTAGCACAGGCCAGCGACGCCATAGAGGCCCCATCCGAGCCGTCGCAGATTGCGCCAATGCACCGCGCTACATGCCGTACAGGCGCGGGCACCATCGGGCGGCATATGCGGGAGCCCTCCGTGCGGGCAGGGCACCTGCTGTTGGGGCGTGTCCATCATTGCTCCCCGCGGGCGAGGAATCCCGCCAACCGGCTGGACTCCGCGACCCAGCCGACATTGGTCAGCACCAGCACTACTGTCTCCCCAACCACCCGGTGCCCGCATACCTCGTAGACGTCGATTCCGTGCCGGGGCGGGGTAAGCCAGCGGATGGCGTAGCGGACCTGACTGCCGACCTGCTGTGGTGTTTCCACGCGCTACCCCTCCATCTCTCGCCACGTGGCAGGAATGTGGGGTGCGTGCCTCGTCTTGGCATAGACCCAGTCAAACTCGGCGCAGAAGAGGACGGCCATGGCATTCATCTCCCAGATATTGTGGTAGGCTGTGCGCCGCAGCGCCTGCTCCAGGTAGGCAGCGCGCGCCTCCAGGGGATCCCTGTAGGCAATCGTGAGGCAGCAGGGCTCCTGGGGCGGGTCAGGCATCATTCCTCCTTGCGGGCGATGACGGCGGCCACCCGTAATGTCTCCAAATCGTCGGCAGTGAGCCGGTCCCTGCCATAGAGCACCATGACGAGGGTTTGTACGTAGCGCGTGAGTTGTGCGACCTCCACCGCGATCCTCGCCAGGCGTTCCCGCGTCTCTGTGTCCATTCCTCAGTCCCCTCTCACGGGCCTGGCCGGGTTCCTCTCCAGGTGGTGCCATGCACTGTCACGCCCCGGCACGACCAGGCCCGCTCGCTTACTCCGGATTGATGAAGATCCCGTCATACTCCACGTCGGCCCCCTCGCCGTGTACCGCCAACGACCGCCCGGCGGGAAACGTGAGCGGGGAGCAGCGCCAGCGGCCGGGTGGAATAACCACCGCGTCACTTTCCCCATCCCAGACCAGCGGCTGCGTGGCGCCAGTGTCTAGATTTGTTAAGGTGGCGAGCACGTGTTCCATCCCTCGTCCCTCCTCCCCCGTGGGGGTTAGTCCTGTGGCCGGATCGATGCCGGCCAGCATTGCAGTTTGGTATGCTCCGTCTTCTCATTAAGCTCCATAGCATATTCTGTCGTATTGTTGTACGTATATGAACGTGCGGGGATCATTCTTCCAGGGAGTTGCGACTTGATGAGTAACTCTTTCGTGACATCGTAGGCATGCTGCATATAGGTCATGCACTCTGGTAACGTATTGAACGCATACCAGGGTCTCCAGGTGCGAGCAGCCCAGTCTTGTTGCTTCGAATACTTCCCAGGGACGTTCATATCTTTCCCCCACAACACCCACCCGCAGTCTACCGGTACGGGCTGCTGCGCCTGCACCACTGTACCGAGAAGCACCAGCCCTACCACCATGCCAATGTATCGCCGCATGGCTATGCCTCCTCGTCTTGAGGAGTGCCATTCCCGTCTTCAGCATCTTTCTTGAGCCAGTCCAGACGCTTTGCTGCGCCTTTGACCGGGTCATGCCATACCGTTGAGCGGCAGTCATCATAGTTGCACTTCGCTGGACGCTTGTAGGAGTCCATGGGTTTCGTCACCCCAACGGCAACAATCCATTCGCGATGGCAGACAAAGCAGAAATGCTTCAAGTACCGCCAAGGGGATTTAAGGATGAGTAAGTCCGTGGCGTCTGACACTTTTTCGAGGCCTATCATTTTTCCTGTCTCTCCCTCTTGACTATCCATAATGGGGATACTATACTCCCCTTCAGGGTTAGTTGTCAAGCGGTCGATTTCTCGTTGCAACGCATGGAGCATACGCGTGCCTTCTTCTGTCAGTTGGAGTGGTTCTCTCTCAGGATTTGTGCGCCGCCTGGCAAACCGCCCTTCGCCTGAGAGCTTGAGTGTTTCGCCCAGCATGATTTGCAACTGGGCGAGATGCAGTTCAATGGGTCGGGTGTCTTGGGACGGATCATGGAGCCGTCGTTTGCGCTCGGCCATAGAGATCTCCGGTAGCCCGCACCCGGGACACTTCCCCTGCAGGACGGGTACGGAAAGCTGGGGGAGCGGCTGGGCTGTTTCCTTTGGCGAGTTGGCAGCCCAGCCGACGATTACACGTGGGGATCATGGGTCCGACAGCAGGATAAGAACCGCTCAACGGCCTCTTCGATTAATGCCTGCAAGGTTTTGTCGTGTTGGGCTAAGCGCACCCGGAGTTCCTGGTGCGTTGGTCGGTCAACCCAGGCCTGGATATGGGCACGCGCTGGCTTCGGGGGCCGTTCTTGCTCTGTCACCTTGGGTCCTCCTCTCATGGACTCATGACTTCATGATGCAACAAGTATACCCCGCACCGCCTGAGCGGGCTAGGGGTAGGAAAGGGGTCGGGTATGCGGATCAATTGGGCTTTTCTGTTCGGTGTGCCGGTGTGTCTGGTGTTATCGGTGGCCAGCTATGTGGGATTGGTCGTGATTGCGCGCTGGATCTTCAGCTAGGAGCCATGGTGTGTCCAATCTGATCCCGTTCGAGTTCCATGGGCAAGAAGTTCCTGTACATATGGATGACTCGGGGAACCCTTGGTGGAATGCGTCAGAAATTGGGAAGGTGCTGGAGCATAGCAACCTTGCGATGCTGGTCAAGCGGCTGGACGAAGATGAGAAGGTCCTAAATTCAATTTATACCCCTGGTGGGCCGCAAGATACGTGGTTTGTCAACGAGTCTGGCCTGTACAACCTCATCATGGGGAGCCGCAAGAAAGAAGCCAAAGCCTTCAAGCGGTGGGTCACCCATGAAGTACTCCCCGCCATCCGGAAGACAGGGAAGTATGAAGTACCCAAGGTCCATGACCCGGCGCTACAAGCGCTCATCACCATGTCTGAACAGGTGAAAACGCTGGTCGTGGAACTCGATGCCACCCGGCAGGTTGCGCATGCTGCAGAGGAAAAAGCCGTCCGGGCCGAGACGAAAGCTGATCTGGCCTTGGAAGATGCGCACTATATGACCGTCAAAGAGTTTATTGGCAAGAACGGGCTGCTGCGGCAATTCCCGGTCCCGCAGCACAGTCGGATCGGCGCGTGGCTGAAGCGGTACTGCCTGCAATACGGCATTCCTATCCGCAGCAGCCCGGTCCATGGGGAGTCATGGGAGGAGGAGAACAGCTACAAGGTTGATGTGTTTTATGTCTGGCTGAAGTGGGAACAGACAAAGCCGCAGCAGCAGACGTTGCGGGCGGTGGCACCAGAACGGAAGACGACATGAGGAGCACTAATGACCACTGAGGCGCTACACGGGACGACCTGGACCGAACTCTACCGAAAACGCGACACGCTGGCCGCCTACTGGTATACGCGGCAAGGCACCCGCATTCCCTTGGAAGAGTACCAGAGCATGGGCAATGAGGCGCTCGCAGAAGGCCTCGCCACCTTTGACCCCACGAAAAGTCTGTCGCTGCTGCCCTACGTGACCATCCTGCTGCACAACCGACTGCGCCAGGTGCGGCTGCGGCAGGCGGGGGCAGGCAACCTCCAGCGCACCAACGGCGCGACGCGGGGCTTGCAGAAGTATCAGACGGACACGCAGGACGCGGCGTGGTGGCCGGTGCATGCCGGCATCACCCGTCCGGTGGGCGAGGCGCGGGTGTACCTCACCCAGATTCTCGCCTACCTGAAGGCCACCCTCGCCGACGACACCTGGCAGATGTTCGAGCAGCATGTGCACGGCGACACCCTGCGGGAGATCGGGGACGCGCATGGCGTGAGCCTGCGCCGCGTGGATTATCTGTTACGACACGCCCGGCAGGCGCTGTACGCCTGGCAGGGGCAGAAGGAGCGACGATGTCTGGAGAACTATTAACCGTGCGGGAGGCGATGGCGCGGATGGGCGTCACGAAACAGTGCGTGTACCAACGCATCGCGGAGGGGAGCCTCCCCGCCGTCCGGGTTCGCACTGCGAACCGGCGCTTGCAGGGGCAGCTGATGGTGCCTGCGGCGGCGGTTGAGCGGTTTCGCCAGTGTCCCGAGGACCTGAGCATTCCGACGGTGGCGCAGCAATGGGGGTGCAGTCACCAGGTTGTGTACCTCCGGGTGATGAGTGGGCGGTTGCCATCGCATCTGCACGGGACGCGCATGCTGGTGCGGCAGGCGGATGCCGAGCGGCTGGGGCAGGAGTATGCGCGCGGGAAAGGAGCATAACGCGATGCCAACACCGGCAGAGGTGGGCTTTCAGATTGCCAATGTCCTCCGGGAGGCGCTGGCCACGGCAGGCGTTGAGGCGACGATGGATGAGTATATCACGGGGTTTATAGGGTACTTTGGCGCCCTGATTCAGGCGAATGAGCCACCAGAGCGGCAGCAGCTGGCTGCGGGGCGGGCGATCTGTGCCCTGGCGCACCTCTTCGACATGGAGCTGTTGCCAGTGACGGACGTGCCGGAAGATGCGTCGCAGAACTAAGAGGAGTCAGGCAATGAGCCAGTGGGAGTTGATTGACCGACGGGTGCCAGGGTCGACAGACACGATTGCCGGGAATTCGGTGGACAGGGACATGTTCCCCTACGCCCTCCAAGTGCCCGCCCCACCATTTATGCTGGGCAAACTGGGGGCACTGATTCCGCACGACGGCAAGGAGGAGGCACGGCTGATGCAGTATGCCCCGGAGCTGCTGGCGGTGTGTAAAGCATTCTATGTGGCCTGGCGAAGCCACCGGCGTGAGAAATCGCCTATGACAGACAACGAATTGACCGAGATTGCCCGGCACTGCGGCCTGGCGATTGTGAAGGCGACAGGGCAATTACCCGACTAACCACCCTGCATCCTGACTGGCTTGGCGGCAGAGGCAGGATGCAGGGTGATCACACACTCACGAGACATACGGAGCATGTAATGCACACACGTACCACACCACGACGACTGACACAATCTGCCCACCTGGGCACCGCGTTGACCCTGGCCTTGACGCTGCTGGCGACCACCGCCAGTGCGGCCCCGCATTGCCCCCTCGGCATGAAGATTGGGCAGAGCCTCTGGCATGCCAGCCATTTCTACCGGACCGAGGTGCTCGATACCAAGTACGGGGATGGCCTGTCCTTATATGTGTACACCAAAAATGTCGGGCCAGGACCCAGCACCTGTTCCACCTCGATTGGCGCCTGTGGCTGGACGGGACGGTTACGCCAAGGTCGCATGCACAGCACCCGCTGCCTGCTGTACGAGCAACGGGAGACCGGACGCTATACCGTCTGGCAAGTGGGGCAGGGGCCGCACTGCTTCTATCGCTTTGAGTTGTGCCAGTTGCCGAAAGGGGCGGTCCTGCCGGTCAGCACGCGCGATGGTGCCGAAGAGGCTGGCGAGGGCAATGAACTCGCGGACGATAGCAACAACCCGGCTGGCCCGGGCGGTATCGATTTTTCCGGCGCCCTGGACCAGGAGGACCGCAGCAACGCGGACGAGGACGACGTAGCGGGCGAGGAGCAAAGTGAGTCGGCGGATGATGGCGTGGGGAACCCGGGGGGAGAACACTAAGGAGATGCGTGTGGAACAACTCACGAAAGAGCAGGCGATTCGCTTTGCCGCGAGCGGCGCATGGGAAAGCATGTCCCTCATGGACCGCGCCCGCTTCCAACTAGAGCAAGGCAAGCTCTGTATGCCGTTCGAGGTCTTTCATGCTGCCGTAGAGCATGCTCTTGGGCGCCCGGTCTGGACCCATGAGTTTGCGGACCCGCAGACGTTGCGCGATGAACTGTATGAGCGCAGTCCAAAAGCGACCATGGCGGAGGTGGTGGCAAAGATTCCCCAGGGCAAGCAGGTCATCATTGCGAAAGTACGCGAGACAGGCAGCGAACACTAGCTGAGAGGAGGAATGCCCACATGCCACATCTGATCTACCAAGTTGCCTGTGGGGACAAGCATCGATTTGACACAAAGGATGAGGGGACACGGGTTTTGTTGATCATGCGCAAATACGGACACACCAGATTGTGTGTGGATAAGTGCAACTTCTGTCCTGGCTATCACATCGCCCATAGAGACCACTCACCAAGTACCCGTCTCAGAAAAAAGCGATGGCGGGCACGCAAGCGGCTGGCAGCACAGCAGGGGCAGGACGGGAGAGGCGTACACACCCATGACGAATAAAATTCGGATCACGCAAAATGACGAGCAATTGTGCGCATATTCAGGCGAGGTGAAAGGTGTCGTCCTTCTGGGCATTGGGGCAAATACCATAGCGCTCTGCCCAGAATGCGCAGCGGCTGTTGCCCAAGAACTCCTCCGGAAAGCCAGAGGAGGGAACGGGAGTAGCGAACACTAATCGCCCCCGTGGGGGCAAGGAGGGAGCCAGTGGAGCGACCGACGACGCTCGAGCAGTTACAAGCCCAGCCGGGGATGACCGCGGTGTTTGCCGCACACGAGTTGCGGGTGTCCTGTGACGAATGCGGGGCGCAGAACCTGGACGCGACGGCGGGCTTTTACGTGCTGCAAGCCCGCAGCATCTTTCCCGACAGAAACCGGAGGAACCTCCTGCTGACCTGGGCGATCTGCGAATTGTGTGCGCAGGGCGTGCTGCACGGTGAGGGGGAATAGCGATGCCCACCATCCCTTCCCACTTACCACCGGGCTGGTCCTGGGAGCCAATGGCGCCAGGGCTTGAGCCAGTCTTGACCTACTATCCGCCTGCTGCGCCACCGGGGACACGGGGCCGCAAGCTGACCGCCGAGCAGGTGTTGGATATTCGGCGCAGCAGGCTCCCAGCGGGAGTCTTGGCAGGAGTGTACCGCGTGACTCCCTTCCATATTTGGAGAATTCAGCAGCGGCTCCAGTGGGCGCAGCTGCGAGGGGAGGGCGAATAGGCCATGTTCTCCTTTGCTGAACCGTTTTGCTACGACCCGACGGAACCGGAATCGCAGCAGTGGGATACCGTGTATCTCCTGCTGCTCGAGCGCGAGACGAAGCAGCACTTTATGCGGCTCCTGTTGGCCCTGCCCCAGCACGGGGCCACGGGACCATGCTGGCTGTCGCCGCAAGGGGCGGTGACGCTGATGTTCAACTGACGAAAGGACGCGGACAGTATGTCTGAAGACCCAATCCGGTATTACACCTCCTGGCATGCATCAGGCAGGACACCCCTCATGGTGCAGTTTACGAAAGATATTGACACCCAAAACATGCAAGGGCACGACTACCATCTGATGCGGCGCCGCTATAGTGCGGAAGGTCAGGACCTCTGTGACCATCTCATCCGCCACCTGCCCGGTGGCCTGATTGACGCACTCTTTGGGGCGTTGTGTGCCTATAAAGCGAGTGTCTTTGTTGTCTCCCATGTGGAACCAGAAGAAGGAAAATAGTCATGGCTGAGAACGGCAGTAGCTTGATTGTAGCGACGTCAACCGCCCTGCAGGAACATCAGCAGGTCGATACCGCCATCATTGAGAAAGCGCTGATGTATGGGGATGTGGCGAAGCTGGACCCTGCGCAGCGGGTGCAGTTCTACCGCGCCATCTGTGCCAGTGTCGGTCTTAACCCTTTAACACAACCATTTACTTTTTTAAAGCGCCAGGATGGTACGCTGTGGCCCTACGCCAACGCCTCCTGTGGCGAGCAATTGCGGAAGCTACACCGAGTCAGCACGCGGATTGTCAAGCGGGAGCACGAGGACATCTTTGGGGAGCGCATCTACCGAGTGGAGGCAGAGGCCTCAACGCCGGATGGGCGCACCTATCCGACGCAAGCCGTCGTGCCCCTCATGAAGGCGAAGCTGGAGCCCACCGGACAGAAATGGCCCGATGGCAATCCGAAGATGCGAGAGAAGCGGGATGCCGAGGGCGAAGTCATCATGGCGCCGTTGCGTGGCGTGGAGTTGGCCAACGCCCTTATGCGGGCCGACTGTGTGCCGCTGGAGAGCGAAATTCTGACGCGGAAGGGCTGGAAAACCTACGACGCGGTGAAGATTGGTGACGAAGTACTCGCCTACGATTGCGCAGATGATACCTGCCACTGGACACCGCTGGAAAACATTACCGTCTTTCCAGAGGCACTGACGATGGTGTTTGGTACGGAACTCCATAGCTTTCGATGCACCCCTGACCACTCCTGGGCTATTCGTGCAGAGGGGTACAAGCAGCGTGGCGCGACCGCGCGAGGGCCATATACCAATCGGCAAGCCTCTCGACGCTTAGAAAAAGCGCATGCAGTCAAGGCTGGGCACCGGGTGATACTGTCAGCACCCGCCGAAGAAGGCAGCAGCACTCTTACGCCGGCAGAAGCAGCAATTCTTGGCTGGGTGATGACTGATGGCACGATACAGCAGCGTAAAGCCTCCTTTCGAGTGGGTATTTGCCAGAGCAAGGAAGAAAACTTTGAGGCGATTGAGACCGCCCTGACCGGTACAGGCTATGCCGTATCGAAGGTGGTAGGGAAGCCCACAACGCGAGACTTTGGGACGTATGTCTCCGAGTGTAAGCCACAAGTCTGGTGGTATCTCTCCGCCCATGATTCCCGGGCCTTATTCGCAAAAGCGGGGATTGCAGGTCCTCAGGATTTATCCCGTGTCGTAACGCAACTCTCACGGGCAGCTCGTCAGGCAATGTTTGCCGCCATGATGGCTGCTGATGGAGACGCCCGGCTCAATTTCGGGAAGATACGGAAACCCGGAGTGATGGATGCGTGGCAAATTCTCGCTACGCTAGAAGGCTATGCCCTTGGAAAGCTCGCGACTGAGCGGAATGTCCCCACCCAGCGAGCCAGGAAGCAGCGCTATATGGCAGGCAGTAACGTGGAACTACGCGAGGCCTTTGTTGAAGCGGTTTGGTGTCCTACGACAAAATACGGAACATGGGTGATGCGGCAGCACGGGAATGTCACCATTACCGGCAACACGAAAGCCTCCCGCCGGGCGACTATGGGGTTGATTGGATTGGGGTGGATGGATCAGGAGGAGTATGGGGCGTACAAGGTGGGCTTCAATCCGCAGACGGGGGACGTGATTGAGGGACATGCTGAGCCTGTGGTGCCGAAGCCTCTCGAAACGCCGTCACCGGAAAAAGCCCAGCGCAACATCGAAGAGATGTTTGGGGATCGCCAACCAGCGTATAATCCTCCCAGTACCGCGACCACAGCGCAGGGGACGGTGAACACAGAGACAGGCGAGGTGCTGGACGGGGAGACGACAGCGGACACGCGAGAGCCCGCCACCCAGCAAGAGTGGCTGGATCGCTGCTATCGTCTCTGCCACGAGCGCGGCATCCCCCAGTTCGATTTCCGAGAGGATGTGCAACGCTATTGGACAGCACCCCTAGGCGTGCTGCCAGCGCGCCAGTTGTCCGAGGTCGCAGAGTGGTTGTTGAGTGGCGAACTCCCGGCGCGGTTGCAGGTGGTGGGGAGCGAGGCAGGGGAGACACAGCCATGACCGATGACACCGGCACGGCGTTACTCTGCCCACAGTGTGGGCACCCCCGCGTCAGCGATGCGAGCGCCTACAACGCCGCAGTGGTGTGGGTGTGCCTGGGCTGTGGATGGCAGAAAGGGGAAATTGCAGAGGAGGAAACCGCTCCATGCCCCGAGGCATAATGCAGGATCTCGACCAATACCTCGCCGCTGTCCATTCTCATTTAGCCGCCTGCCAGGTCCACTGTGGCATCACGCACGACCGGGCAGTTGACTCGCCATTGTGGCATGAGGCGGTGGCAGCAACATTGGAGGACGTGCGGCGGACGTGGCAGGTTGTGCAACGACTGGCAGGTGAGGAGAAAGACACGCGATGACTCTACATCTCACCCCGGCCCAAGCACGCACGTTACAACTCGCCCCCTCGTCGCAGCGGAAGATCCCCGTGGCCCCAAAGGAGGAGCGCACATATCACGGAATCCTGTATGATTCCAAGGGGGAATCCGACTTCGCCGCGCAATGTGATCTCCGCAAGGCGGACGGGGAATTGGTGGACTGGGCCTATCACCCACCTCCCTACGCGCTGGACATCCGTGGCTACGAGGTGGGCCGCTACACCATGGACTTTGCGCTGTATTACGCCGATGGACGCAAAAAATTGATCGAAGTGAAAGGTGCGTATTGGACGCCACGGGACCGGCTGCGGTGGAAGGTGTTTCTGGCGTGCTGGCAGGACCAGTTGCGGGAGATGGGGTGGACGATTACGCTGGTGCAGAAGCCGCAGACACCGAGGAGGAGACGCCATGTCTGAGCCCCAGTACTTACTCTATGAAAACTCCCAGGGGACCCACCTGGCCGAAATACAGATTGTCCGGGAAATTGCCCTGACCTGGCAGACAGAAGTGGATACGGCAGCCACTCTGGAGGCCGACGGCTATCAATGCCTCGGGGACCTGCTGCCAGAGACGGTCATTGTTGCGGAAGACTGCTGGTGGGGGGACTGGTCGGCAGAATTGTGGATCTACGCCACCGACTGGGCGCAGTGGCAGGCAGCAGCCCAGCAGAAAGGCACGGACCATGCCTGAGCCCCAGATGTTACGCGACTGGCTAGAGGCGCGGTACGTGCGTGCGGGTGGAGGGGTGTACCAAGTGTTGCTCACCTTGGAACGGCTCCACGCTCCCGCCTTAGACGCGCCAGTCCAAACCATCTGGCCTCCCGAGACGGAAGCCGCTGCGCGTGCCGCTGGCTGGCGTCCGGTGACTCTGTCGGCGCATCAGGTGGCGCTGCTGGCACAGGACCTGCGGGAGTGGAAGACTATGATAGATGCGTCCATAGAGTCTCCCGTAGATCGTGGCGTCCATTGGGGACTGAAGCACTGTATAGACACCCTGAAATGGATTATTGGTCGTGACGTGATCCGCGACTGGATTGCCCGCGCGCCGACGAAGAAATAAGAAGGCCCCACCGGGGGAGAATGTGTGTACGTTTTGTCATAAGTCATTTCTGAGCGCTGACAGCGCGCACTCTACGCGCTAGCGCGCAAAGTGGTTTCATGACCTGGCGCTGCATGCAATTCTTTGAACACCCCCGGTGGGGAGATTTGAGTATAGAGGTTCCAATGACCGATGACCCGCCCCTCACCGCACGCTACGTCGCCTTGGTGACGCGCTTGCGCCAGCCGATGCTGGCTTGGTGCGCGCGGCAGTGCCCGCAGGATGCCGAAGACGTGTACCAAACGGCGGTGCTGGCGGCCTGGGAAGGGTGGCCCCCTCGGCACCTGGATGCCGCCGAGGCCTGGCTGTGGAGCTACATGTATCACAAAGCCTTGCACGCCAGACGGTGGCATGCCCGGCGCCGGCGGGATGCGCACTTGCTCCGGCATCTGCCCGAATATACGCCCCGGCAGCAACCCATGAGTCGTCCGTTGGAAATCCGGGAGGCTTTTGCCGCCGTGGCCCCCTCCGCGCGGGAGATGGTGCTGCGGTATGCGATGGGGGAGAGCGTGCAGACCCTGGCCATGCAGGAGGGGCGGACGGTCAAGGCGGAACAAAATCACTTGTCGCGGGCACGGCGGGTGTTGGCGCGATGAGAGGAGACGCAATGCAGGTAGGGGTGTTCCTGAATATCACGGCCACTCTGCTACTGTTCTGGCTGGCGATGATACAGGGGGACCGGATTGCGCAGCAGCGCCAACGGCTCCTGACCATGGAATGGCAGCTGCGCGAGGTGGAACGGCGCACCATGGCCCCCCCCGTGTGTATCTTCAACAACACGCAGCAGACGAAAGCCTGTTACTACACGCTGGCTGAGGCCTTGCAGTCACTGGAGCAGGAGGGCTTACACATTTATTCTGAGAAGGAGACACGCCATGCGACGCATCCTGAGTAGCGCCTTGCTCCTGCTGGGCCTGGTGGCGCCAAGCTGGGCAGGCGAACCCTTGCGCGTCATTGATGGCGATACCGTCGCAAACTCCGTAGGACGTATGCGCCTGTACGGCATTGATGCGCCAGAGTGGTCGCCGACTGGCAAGCACCCGCAGCCATGGGGGAAGGAGTCCACAGCGTGTTTACAGGAGCTGCTCGACACCTACCCAAATAATCAAGGCATTACCGGACTGCAATTTGACTGCCGGACGAACCGCGAACTGGTACGGATCGCGCTGGAATATCTCACTGCATGTGCTGGAGTAGACGGCACTGGACGCTGTGTAGGGCATCTCGACGTGAGCACCGAGCTGGTGCGCCGAGGCTGTGCGCATTGGTATAGGGCTTACGCCACGCATGACGACGCCTTGCGCCAGGCTGAAGCGGAAGCACAGGCGGCGAAGCGCGGGCTGTGGGCACAGGAACACATTGTGGCGCCATGGGACTGGCGAAGGGGACGGCGATGACAAGACTGCTGACGACTGCCCTGCTCCTGCTGGGCCTGGTGGTGCCGGGGTGGGCAGGACTGACGTCGTGTGAACGGAATACCAGTGGCTATGTCATCTGTACAGATGACTTGCTCCTACCCTTCTTGCCCAATGGGAAGGTCGTCTCCAGCTGTGTGACACCGCCCTGTGACTCCTGGCGCCTTGTCCCGCTGGAGGAGCCCACACCACGCGCCTGCCCGACGTGGTACTTTGGGGAGTCGATCACCGTGAAAGTGGCCAATATCCTGGCACTCTCAACGGACTATACGGTGTGGGACACTCCAGACAAGGCATATCGCCTCTTTATCACGGTGCGGCATGTGGACCATACTATCGTGTCAACGTTACACTACCCCACCGCTGCCGCACGGGACACCGAATATGCCACGCTACAAGAGGCCCTGCGCTGCCAGGGGAAGGAGTAGCGTATGTGGATCCTCACCGACTATTGGCCCCACTGGCTCTTACTGGGCGTGCTCCTGGGCGGGTGTCTCGTGTGGCACCCGGAGGAGGCTCCACGCACGCACTGTTATTATGAGAGCGACACGGGCACGCAGTGTTTTGCCACCGACGCGGAACGGGGGAAGGCCTTCGATGCCGCGATCACGCGCTACCAGGCGACCCGGTCACGCAAGTAGGGGCTAGCCCTTCCCGCCGGCCTCGGCCACCTTGCCCTTGTCCTCAATGGCCTGTACGTCGTCCAGGATCTTCTGCCGGTCGGTAAAGGAGGCCTCCTGGAGCGTTTTCATGGCCGGCTGGAGTTGCTGGGCCAAGCGGGTGCGTTTTTCCTGGCCCAGGCGAGCGCGGAGTTCCCCCAGCGCAGCATCGGTGAGCACCTGGGGGTCCGCCGTCAGGTCGGCCAGGAGGAGGACGTCGTCGTCCGAGAGCATCAGGGCACTGCTGCCCGTCAAAAAGGTAATCGTAATCAGGGGCATATGTGCTCCTTTAAACCACAATGGGGAAGCTATTGGTAAAGTCTGCCGTGTTAAGCAACGCGCCAATGCCGTTGCTATTCATGTACGTCACCTTATACCCCAGGCGGGCATTGGTATGTTGCACCGCGTCGTGGGTGTTGAACTGGGTCAGCTTGAAACTGACGGTATACGGCCCGCTCCCCGCCACGGTAATGGTTGGCGTGACAATCAGCGCCGAATAGTCGGCGCCACTGTACGCCACAGCGGTCCGCAGCAACGTGGCCGCATCCGTAATGTCGAAGCCTCCCGCGACGCCAGTAAGCACTGTCCCGGCATTATTCAGGCAGGCGCTATACCGCACCTCCCCCCAGGCATCAAAGTTCTGCGGCCCAGGCCCCCGGTAGAGGTGGTAGTCAAAGGTCACCGCAATACTATCGCCGTCACTCGTCAGGACGTACGTTGCTAGC